CTCTATGATCATTGCGCTAGTTCCCATGGCTGCAAAACCATATCACGCAGGACATGATCAGCTCGTTAGAATCGCATCGATCGAAAACGACATCGTCAAGTTGTACGTGTCAACGTCAGATCGTGCTCGACCCGGTGAGGTGTTGATCGATGGGGATGACATGCAGACAGTGTGGTGGGATTTTATAGAACCGACCCTTCCTAAAAACGTGGTTCCTGATTACGATAACGTCACCTCTCCTGTCTCAAAGGTTTTCAAAGAACTTGAAAAAGCAGACACTGAGGGCTCAAAAGACACATACGTGATCTACTCAGATGACGTAGATATTCTAAAATTCACGGATGAAATACTTACCAATGCGGCACCGACGTTGGTGTCAAACGGACAAATCAATCGTCGAGGAGTAAAAAGATCAGAAACGATAGAGGTCAGTGGAACAGACCTACGAGATCATCTACTTTTCGGTAACGTTGTTGAATTCATTTCAGGATTGCCGAATAAAATTCGAGAGCACGGAAAAGAGATTTATGACAGATTGATCAACGACACTGTCGAATGAACTACAAAAAGTAACATAAGATAAACTTTATGTCATTCAGGTACATTTTAATTTCAAAAGCTGTTCATAAAGAGGATTGAAAATGGACATTACAAAAATCATTGCTAAATTTGCATACATCGCTTCGTGGATGGTTTGCTTCGTTCCCAATGAGCCTCATGTTAAAGGCCAGTCTTACGACGAACCAACGATGAGTGAACATATCGTTCAAATCATTGAAAATGATGAAATTTCAGAAAATCCCGAGGAATCTGTTTGCCAAACAGACGAACAAGCCCAGACAACGATGTTTGAGGACGAATTTGAAGATTATGTGGGAAACATCAAGTCTGAGGACGGAGATTTTGAGGAAGGGTTATACGAACAATTTCCCACCGATTATGAAGATTATTGAATCTCATATGTAGAGAAACGTTGTAACTTTTACCATCAAGCCTAAAACAAGGAAAATTTTACCTAAAAAATCTAAAAACACCCTCAACGTTTCGATGAAAGTTTGTTGTCTCAACATAAAATAATGTATACAGAGACAATGAATCAAAATTCATCGAAACGTTTTTTTATTTTTCTTTTTGTTGCTCGCACACATCAACAAAGCATCCATTTTCGCGTATGAAAAGCTTGACTTTTGTCGTAAGCGAAGCAAATACTTAAGGTTGCGTAGGAAACGTTATGACAAACGAACGCGAATCTTTAGTAGAAAAAATAAACGTTCTCAATGAGCTGATACAAGAGTTGAGAAAAGCAAAGATAGATTATTCTGAGGAGACAAATGAATTAATTAGGTTGATCCTAGAGCTTGATGCTTTAGGACATCCAGAAGAATAAGAATTATTGTGAAAGATAACACACCCGAAATAGGTGATTTGGTAACGTTAAATAATCGTATCTCAGGTTCCATGGTGATCTGGTCTACGTGGGACGATTATGATGAAACCGACTTTAACTTTTGGCCGGTGTTATCAGGAAAGATGTATAGCGATGAAATCGCAGTTGTAATTGACGTATGCCAGCCTAATGATTGTTTGGCTGGTGTTCGTGTATGCACAGAAAAAGGTCACGTTGGATGGATTTGTGTTAACTGCGTCATAGTAATAAAATCACAATGATATACACTGATTATGGTGCGGTGTACGTTGTAAACTACAATGGCAGACCTAGAAAGACCAGCACCAAGAAATTTATTCTTAGCACAACAAGTTGATCAGGATTCAATGAACATCCTCTCTAGGGCGATCATTGAAATCAGGGAACACGACGAATACTTGAAGGGCTTATACAGGCTTCACAACCTAAAATATGAACCAAAACCGATTCTAATTCACATCGATTCCTACGGTGGTGCAGTGTACCAATGCTTTGGTCTTCTATCGATCATGAAAAGCGAGGGAACACCGGTTGATACCATCATCACTGGATGTGCAATGTCCTGTGGGTTCATGATTGCAATCAACGGTCGTAATCGAAAGATTTATAAGCACGGAACAATGATGTATCACCAGGTCAGCACCGGGGCTCATGGTAAAGTCGCAGACATTAAGGAAGACTTGATTGAGGCCATGCGACTACAAAAAATGATCGAGGGAATGACCCTGGAAAATACAAAGATCACAAAAAAGAAGCTGGAAAAGGTCTATAAGAAAAAGAAGGACTGGTACCTTGATGCAAAATCCGCTCTTAAGTGGGGATGCGTTGACGAGATTGTCAAGTAAAAACGCAATGATAAACATAGGTGATCTTGTCATCATAAAGGATGACAGAAAGTTTCCCGTTGCAATGAGAAGAGGACCAGGTTACATGTTCAACATAGTAGAACCTATAGAGCCTGGTTTGGTCGGAATTATCGTAGACATTTCTATGGGACATCAACCATTAAACAGCAGATCAATGAAGTGGTTTTCTTTGCTAACGCCACGCGGAAACGTAGGATGGATACCAGAAACGGTAACAGGTCTCTTTAAAAAAATGGAATAAAATAGAAACATGAATCCTTTGATCCTATTTCAAATTTTATTTTCACCCCCCTGCACGATTGTAAAGTGCGACCCTCCACCGACCGACACGTGGGGCTTCATCGGAGACCACTGGGTCTACAAGATAGGACCTGGTGTAAAACCTGCAGGGTCACCAAACTGTCCCGGCGGTGACATGGTCGAGGTCAAAGGAAAGATGGCTCTCGACATCAAACCCAACCCATACGGCGACGGAACCGTCGAGTACCTCCAAAAGACGACGTGCACGAAGTGGATCAACAAGAACTTTCCAGAACGGTGCTCTGTCTTCGACGAGGGAAAGTGGGAGAAAATCCAGGCCACGCTGCCCAAGAAAGACATGCACTTTTGCATCGATCCTTATGAATGGCCGAACCAGATCGGTGCAGCGCCGTGGATCATGGTGACGTGGGACGAGGCCGCGGACCTCTGCGAGTCAAAAGGAAAGCGACTGTGTACCGAAGAAGAGTGGACTTTCGCGTGTGAGGGTGAAGAGACGCTACCATACCCATACGGTTACGAAAGAGACTCTGCGAAGTGCAACATCGACAGGCCGTGGATCGTCTACAACGGATCAGTGATGCTTCCACGCGGAACAGAGAGGTGTGGCGCAGAGATGTGGAGGCTCTGGAAGGGTCACGCATCCGGTGAAGATCCACAGTGCGTCAGTCCGTTTGGCGTCCACGACATGACTGGAAACATAGATGAGTGGACAGTGGCTTCGCGGCCAAGTAAGTACCCGTCTATCTTAAAGGGTGGTTATTGGGGTCCAGTAAGAACAAGGTGCCGACCATCGACACGCAACCACTACCCGAATCACACGTTTTACCAACAGGGGTTCCGGTGTTGCGGAAACGTCAATCAATGAATCATGCTGCAGTCGTTAACTTTGTTCCACCCCTGCCGTACTTGAAAAGACCAAGCACCTGATTCGCTGCTGCAAATGATCCAGTGAATTTGTATGCAGTTTCGTTGTAGACAAATACAATCCCTTCGATGGGAGACGTAATGTTCTCAGGCGATCCTAACTTCTTGATCTGCGTCGCCAAGATTGACCTGGCAACCTCGTTATCTGATGCTGTGATCATTTTGATCGCCATTCTAACTTCTTCCCTGAGACGTAATACTTCGGCGTTGTGATTCACGATGAACGTTGATCCAGTATTCCGTAGCAACTCGACTGCAAAATCATTGATCGCCAACTCAAAGGGCCTAACGAACTCCTTGATCCTTGTTGGAAATGATTTCACAAAATTGTTGATTGCAACATAAGAAGATTTATCAACAATTTTATTGATGTCAACGAGTGTTGGATACCCCTGTTCTTCAAGACAACGTAACACTACGAGTCCTGAAACATTCTTTGGTAAACCTAACGTTCTTACCTCTGCGATCGTCATTGCTTTGATGTAATCACGCACCGTTGCAGACATCATCAATCCGGTACCTTTAACAACACCGCTGATCTTTGAAATTGTGGAATTAGTAACGTCTGTTGAAACCCTGTTAAGAACGACGCTGGACGGACCTGAAATCTTCCAGCCCGTGTCGTTGATTGCGGACTGCATTTTTGCGACGTTCTTTACGAGTTTTTTGATCCTTTCGGCGTCGTGAACCACATCGTAGGTTCCGTCAGGTTTGACGAGGAACGTTGGCCATCCGTGAAAGACGATGGCGTCATAATCGTAATTGATGACATTCGGTGTTGACCTGCTGATCACTTCCATCGAATACCACCTGTTTGCGTTGGTTCCAAACACGTTGGTGAGGATTGATTTTGACAGTGAACCAAGTGCTAGTTCGAGAATCTTGAACGCAGAATTGAATGTTTCTGTCAAGTTCCCACGATTTGAAAACTTTGCCGACAAGGCAGTGGAATCCATTCCACCGCGTTTAATGTCACCGATGGACCTTGCGACCCTTGGTGAACCCACGGAGGCATCCCAAGAAAATACGAGGTTTAGACCATCCAGTTTTTCGCTAACATTCTCTAGACGACCTGACGAAGCAGACAGAATGATGTCTGTCATCTCTTTGAAAGAGAGATCAAGATCATCGTAGAGGTGTTGAAGGTGCCCTACCGCTCCACCCATGTTAATTTTTCCTAGTCTTCTTCTGAAAGGAGATTTTGGTTTGCACGTTTTCGAGCAGACTTGAGTTCAGCTCGAAGCCTTGATTCAACCTTTGCCCACTCTGCCCTGACAGCGGTGCCACGGCCATATCGTTTCTTTCTCTCTTGGATACTGGCAATTTGTTCCTCAAGGTCGCTGATGTGTTTGGGATCTCCCCATTCAACGACGGCACCGTCTCTCAGGTGAGCACTCCGGGTCTTTGATTCAACTATGAGTTTGATGAATTCTTTTAGTGTCCTATTAGATTGTACCATACGATTGCTTGTCTATTGCACTCTTGAATGCACTATAAATATACATCCGGATGTGATCATCATTGATTTGCGAAGAAGGTTCGAGGCTAAAGTGCTCTCGAACCTTTTCAAGGAATCCCGGATAAATTGTAACCTCCAATGTGTTTCCATTTGGAAGCCTAACGTGTTTGATTTCTGTGTTGTCCATGTCACAGATTATAACACGATCACCGTGAATATATCACTTTTTCTTCGCAACAATTGGAGCCGGGGGAGTCGTATCTTCCTTGGACTTCTCTGCCTTCCCCACAGGTGCCTTCTCGGGTGATGATGGCTTTTTGATCACGGATGTCTTCAACTCGACCCTCTGGCTTGATGGTTTCTTTTCCATCTTGACAGAAGCCGGATTGTCGCTAGGTTCTATCGCCTCTTTGCCCTCGACCTCGCCGCCTACGATCTGTGAGATTCCCTTTAGAAATGCAAAAAGTGCAGTCTTCTCTGCCTTGTCAAGATCGTTGAGGTAGGATTCCATCGCAGTCTTGATCTCTTCACTTTTAAAAGATTTTCCTGCACGAATTGTATTGAGTTTCTCGATGACCTCTTCAACGGTGACTTCACCTGTCTTGAGCTTTTCTTTTTCATCGTCCTGCTCGAGCAGTCTCTTCTTTTTTGACAATGTTTCGTTGATAACGTCGTTTAGGAAATCCCTCAACGACACACCGTCCTTGATGACCTTATCCTTTGACATCACTTGTTCCTCACGTACTTGATTCTATTTGCGGCACGCTCAATGTACCTCTTGACGTACTCACGTTGAGGTGTTTCCTCTGTGAGGACGGGTGATCTCACGGATTCCTTGATGAGGATATCATCCATGAATTTGTCGAACGTAAACTCCTGCTCTTCCATCAAATCTTCTTGGTCTTCATCATCGTGCGTCATGACACACTCCTTCAGATAAGTATGAAGTTAAATTAAAAAATGACTTTCTTGTCGCCTTGAGGCAACAAATCAACGACAAGTATGCAATCACCTGTTGGGTAATTGATGTCCTTCAACGACATGTTACCTAACAAAAAAGGTCCCTCAACCATCATGCTTAGCCCTTGATAATTAATTTGAAACCTTTCAACTGTTACATTGGTCTTATTTTTCAATAATTCTAGAGCCGTCTTTATTGCAATCGTAGATTCTATGTTGATGACAGGTGACGTCGTAAAACCTTTTAGTCGAAGGTCCAGCATGCTGGTCGCACCGGTCAATGACAGCGATGCGGTGACAAAATCATCACCAAGTGAAAGTTGATCCTCAAGCTCTGGTATCAACCCTTCCAGCTCAGGGCTGACCATGATCTTAGAATCTTGCATTATCTGGCCTGTAGATTAGGTCTTTTCTGACCTTGTCGGCATACCTTGCAAACTCTTTGTCCAATTCCGTCACTTTGTTGACATCCTTCGTAATGAGATTTATTGTTACCTCAAGTTCACTGATGTCATATGACGCATGGTGGCCAGCCTGTGTCTCATATTCCAACATGGAGTGAAGGAATCTATTCCTGTCACCGTAGTTTTCAAACATGAACTTCTTGTTTAGGGAACCGGATACGACCTTCCACTTTTCAATCGCAATGATTGGTTTGTCCTGATTGGAAACCTTTATGGGAAGATCTTGAGAAATCATGGGCCTCACTGACCTATCGATAAACTCCCTATGTAGTTCGACCAACTTCATGTTTGTCCTCAAATGATTACCATTCCTCCGACAACCGCAGACTCAGAGAACGATGAACCATTTGACCAAACCTTTTGATTCCTGTCAATGACGCAGGAACCACCCTTGAAGGTGAGATCTCTCTCCTTGCCAACCCTGTTGGAAACAACGACGTTCGAGCAAGTTTGCTCAGCAAGATCTACCCAACAACTATCTGGGTATCCGTAATCTCCACTCCAATTTGTCAACAAGGCCAATGTGTCCACGGATCCCTTCTTGTAAAACCTGTGATTCTCATTATAGAATTTATATGAACCACGGTAATTGTTCATCGCGTCCCTGCAAATCAAGGTGCCCAGCCTTCCAGCGCGAGTCAAAACAACAGGGTTTATGTTCTCCGATGGAGACGCCCAAAGGTAATCGTTACCCCACAGGTTGTGCTTCTGAACATTCGCTTCCAGTCCTCTAGGTCCGATGATTGCCGCAGAATTATATAACAATCCCTCTTTTAACTCTACGTATCCCATGACAACATGGCAATTGTAGTTACGTGCAATTCCGGTGAATGCCTGTGTTTGGTAACCATCACGCGTTTGCGCACAACTCATTGCCTCACCGGGACCGGTCAATGCATAACCACTTGTACACAACTCAGGAAGAACGATGACAGACGCACCTTTCGCGGCGGCTTCATGAACAAGTTGCACCGCGGCGCCAAGGTTATCATGAACCTCAAGTATCTTCGGCTCAAATTGAATTGCTGCTACAATTGTATTCATCGATAAGGTTCCGCGGTGAGCATTTAAAGTTTTATTTTGATTCAGGGTTCAATGCTGAATATTTGACAATATCTTCCGGATCAACTACGTCTAGATATTGCATAAATTCTGACTCATTACCTAAAACTGTTAAAGTTATCACAAATTTACCTAAAGCTATTAAAGAAATTTTTCTAACTGCAGCGACGGATAAACCAATTTCATCTGCTATCTTTTGTAAAGATTCACCTTCACCAGAATAATATCCCTTTTCAGTTATACTCTTCAAAATACTTAAACCTAATTTTTGCGAAAATTCATTAAAATTTCCTTTAAAAGCTTTAGAAAAAAGTTTTCCGTTTATTAGAATAGATGGAGTCAAATAAAAATTAAATTCATCTTCAGAAATTTTTCCTTCGTTCTTCGCGGCGGTAATAACATCTTTAACATTATTAAACGCTTTAAAAAACCTATGTGCTGCTGACTTAACATTAGCACCTTGCATGGATGCTTCAAGTCCTTCATAAATATTTTTTCCTTCTACCTGCCCACTTTCAAGATAATCCAAGACAATCTTTTTTTCTTGGTCTTGTAAATACGTCGAACTATTTAATTTTTCTCTTAATTCAGCAGAACTCTTTAAGAACTTTTGGTATTTCTCTTCTTGTGAAGGACTTTTACCTAATTCACCAGGCTTACTAAACGTGCCTGCTTTTCTATTTGCTGCAATTAATCCCACTCTCTGATCCGCAGTTAGTGATGAAATATCTACTTTGACCTTATCACCGACGGTCTCGACGGAGGTGACATTAAATTCTTCTGCAATTTCTGGGCTTACCAACATATAAGTTGGCTTCGAGTGAGCAATTTTTGAAAGTCTTTCACGTTTTTCGGCCGCAGTTTCTTCACTTAAAAAAGATTCCTTCAAAATTTTTCTTACCGCACTACGAATGATTGCTTCAGCTTTTGTGCCCTTCATTTCTTCTTCCTCTTTTTCTATTGCATCTTTTATGGCAACATACACTTGTGGAACGTTTTCATCATCAACGTTGGTTATCAACATCCTCAACGCAGATAGCAGCTCTGTCTTGTCATCAGGAACAAAATTAATATTTGTTGGATTTGTTTCTGCTGCCTGAGGATCAACTACAGGATTTGGAAATATTGGTGCGTGAGAATTCATCAACTCTCGCAACAAATCCCTTAACGATGATTCAGTGATCAATACCTTGCGCATGTTAATGACGATAAGTATTATTCTTGAGATTCGTTTTGTTCCATGGAAACATTTTGTTGCGGTTCAACAGAAACATTTTGTTGAATCACCTGTGGAACTGAATACTTTGCGTCAGTAAGCTTCCTACCGAAGTAAAGTGAAATTGCTGGAATGAAGTACGTCATTGCGGCAGACACATCAAAATGCCTGAACGTGACTGATCCTATCTTTTCAAACGCAGAACCAAGATACACGAGTGTCGTTACAATAAAAGACACGGCTGCAAAAGTGACAGAGACAGATTGTAGACCTTTATCGTTTCTCATCCACCACCAAGGAATTGATTTTTTCATTTTTGTTACCTTCATCTTCTTAATTATTTTGAGAAACTGAAACAATTAGGACGGCAGCCAACGTTGAGAGAACAACGCCTGTTGCCAATCCAATTGCTGTCCACGTTGCTGGATTTGGACGATCCTCTCTTTCGTTTTTTATTTGAAATTCAAGGCTATCAATTTCTCTCTTTTGTTGATCGATCCTGGACTTGAATATCTTTGTGTCAGCTTCATTCCTGATGTTTATCACTGTCTTTTCGTGATCGTGGCGAGCCTGCAAGGTTGATGTTGCCTTTTTAACCTCTACCTTTATTGCATCATTCCTAGATTCAATATCCGCAATGACTTTTGCCACGGCGGCCGGCGACAACAAGACGCCGGTGAACGGAGCAATTTGACCTTTTTTCATTGGTGATATTGCCTCACCAACGTCAATTTCGTCCTTGGTCAACTGCGGAGGTGCAGGCAACCTCGTAGATGGTTTTGGTGGTTCTGGGTCTGGGCTTGGGACACCATCACCGGCAAAAGACGTAATTGAAAACAATTGTGTGATTAGCAAAAAAAACGCGATGATTTTATTGTTCATGTTTCACTCCTCAGGCATGATTACTCTAAATCCGGTGACATCAGAAAGTTTTTTTGCAAGACCGACAGGATCATCGCCATGTTCCTTTAGGATCGTTTTTATTTGATCTTTCTTTTTATCATCAAGTTCTTTTTTGTTTTGTTCGTATTGCTGCTCAATTGATGCAAGATCATTTTCAAGTTTTTTATCAGCGGCATCTTGCTGAGACCTTTCACCGGCGCGCACCTTATCGATGTCATCGAGTTGCTTGTCCCTTTGATCTCTTAACGTTTTTGTCCCACCTGATTCAGGTTTTTTCCAAACCGTAAGAAGTCCGATGATGCCACCGAAAAAAAGAACGACGTATTGCCAATGTTTTTTTAAAAACGTTGTGATTTTTTCCCAGAGTTTCAATTTGGTTTGTCCTTTTTTGTGTCTTTTGCGTTCACGAAAATGTCTTCGCCTTTTTTTGTGTTTGTAGCAGATTGTTCAAGAACCCTGCAAATATCTTCTATCGCATCCTGATGTATTTGAATGATCTTTGATAGGTTTACAACAGAAATCCTCAAAAGGTTAATATCTTCGACTATAGTGACCAAGCTATTCACTATGTCAATGATTGTTTTTGATGATTTGATTGATGACTCAAAGATGTAATCAAAGAGTTTCATCTTCGTCTTCGTTTGGGTCGGTTCTTCTTTTTTTTCCTGAGTCATCTGAGTTGATCATATTATACAACGTATTATGATCTAGTTCACTAATACCATCACGATTATATGGCCCAGGCTTCTTTACCGGTTTCTCTAGCTCTTCTTTTATCTTTCTAATGGCAAGTTCTTCTAAAATTTTTAGTGCGACCTTGTCATCATTTATGATGAGACGGGCAAATTCATCAAAAATCGATTGCATCGATAGTTGATATTGAAAAAGCTTCTCTCTAAGCCGTAAGTGAACATCCTTCGTTAATTTCACGTGAATGCACTTCTTATCGTATAAAACATCAGTTCTTATCAAGCACCACCTCCGGTGCCTCCCGACCTCGCGGCGAATGGCGCAGGAAATTTTTGATCTTCAACGTCAGATTTTGATTTTCCAACCTCAATATCGTGTTGGTCCTGCAGAACAAGTTTAAACTCATTCACGACACTTTCGTCATAATTCTTTGAAAGGAAGTTCATTGCCCTTCTTGCTATCGTGTTTCTCACCTCAAGCAATGAATCATAGTTGTCGATGAGCCTTACTACGCTACCGGCAAACTCCTCAATATCGATATCCTCGGAGGTTAATTTCTTCTTGTCTTCTTCGCCTTCTTCTTCGTCTTCTTCTTTGTCTTCTTCAGGTTTTTCTTCATCCTCTGCTTCATTCAACGTTGTTAAAAACCTTCTTGTCATTGAATGGAAATCAAACCCTTCGTTTTTCTTTACCTTGGCTTCAGACTCGTAATCAGCAAAAAAATCATCGATCTGTTGATCGAGTGAATCCTCTAAAAGCTTTTCCTCTTTCTCTTCTTTCAGAACAGAACGGACCTGTTCCTTGATGAGCTTCTTCAACGAGGTAACGTTGATTCTCTTTGTCATGATTTCACCTTCAAAACTTGTGCAATTGATTCTGCCTTGTTGAAACGCTCCTCTATGACATTCCAATCAAATTCACGCATCCTGGCGATTAAATGGCTTTTCTTGTCGGTGAGGTAGTCCCTATAATATGCGTGTTCCCACATATCAACGACGATGACCGGGTAAAGGCCAAGCATGACATCGCCGCTGTGATGACTCACTACGGTGTTGACATAACGTTGAAGAAACATGTGATATCCACAAACTGCCCAACCAGATCCAGCCGAGAGTGCACATGCCATGAAGTCCTGCTGCCATTCTTCAAATGTTCCGAAATCACGCTCCAACCTCATGTATGACATTGAATCCATCGTTATCTCTGAGTGAGGATCAAATGCATTTGCAAAATAAAGTTCATGCAACCACGAAGCGTTAAGGTTATAGACCTCATCTAACTTTAATGATCGATAATCTGAATGTTTTGAATCGGCTGAAGATTTGTCGACAGAATCAAGTTTTGCAGAAACTTTATTCAGGGTCTCAATATATCCTTTGTATAAGTTGGTGTGAGCATCCTTTGTCTTTTGCGTTGAAAATTCTGAAACCTGTTTGAAGACCTTAGGTTCAGCAACGTATGCCTCATTTAAAGATTCAACTTCAGGTAACGAGGCAGTTTGCTCAGTAATTGCCTTCTTAACCGTCTGTTTGAGCAAAAGGTCAAGTGCGTTATCGATTATTTTTTTATCCATGTTGCTCATCACTTTCTTCCATACTGTTGTTTAAAATCTTCAAAAGGTACGGTAAACACCTTAGTTCCCGTATCATCGGTACGTTTTAAAGTAACCTTTTTATTGGGATAATCAATAGATTCAACATCATAAACCAATCCAGACATAGGATCGTTTATTTTTTCTACCTTAAATCCTTGATCAATTACGTTTTCTGGTTTGCCGTCGCCATCAACATCGATCTGAAGGGTTAAACTATCACCTGGTTTATTAGACTTTTTTGGTTTTGATTTTTTTTCAATCAAAGAATTGACCTTCTTTGTCCATTCTTCTCTCATGAGATTGATGATGTATCTTTCCGTAAGCCTTTGTTTCATGACAACTCCACGTAAAGTAATTATCGATCAAGTCTCACGAATTTTCACAAGTGACCCAGGATTCTGCAAAAGACAATCAAATTTAACGCACTTGGTTCCTGATACCTCAAAAATGTGATCTGTCGCTGCTTCGGCATCAACATAGTCATCGTAATAAATCACGTTTTTTATTCCACTATTTACGATCCTTCTTGCACACATTGAACACGGCTTATGCGTACAAATCATCAAAAGATCGCCTCTTAATTCATAAGGTTTGCAGAGGTGAAACAATGCATTCTCTTCCGCATGAAGAAAACCAGACTTTCCTTGTTCCAACGAAGATCTTTCGTTAGGACCTCCTTTGTATCCTCCGTTGTACCCGATTGCACAAACCTCACGATAATCTTTTGTGATAATGATTGATGCAACCTTGTACTTCGTGTCGTAAGAAAGGGTAGAAAGCTCATTACACATCTTCATGAAGACGCTGAGCTTTTGTTTATGCCTGTTTAAAGAGTCAGTCATGTGTCCTTGGAACCAGACTTTCTGGGTTAAGAATCGCTGGATGGCACTTTAGGCACCTTGGTTCATAGAGTTCAGAACCACCCACTTCGATTTCATCTCCTCCGATTTGCTTCTTGTACGTATAGTATGCATCCCTGTTGCAAACAACACATACAGCACTCAACTTTTCAACTTTCGTTGCCCAAGGAAGCATCATTTCAATCTCTTCAAATGGCTTACCGGTAGCAGATAGATCAAGGCTTGAAACGACAATTGAATATCCACTGCGGTACAACCAAACAAGAACTTCAGCAACCCCCGGAATCATGAAGGCTTCATCCACAGCAACAACATGGGGATTTTCATCCAGTCCAGCAAGGTGTTCTAAAATGTCTGTTCCACTTTTAACACAGATTGCTGGGATCTTCCAACCTCCATGCGTTGAAATATTGTCAGTACTGTACCTGTCGTCAAGTTGCGGTTTAAAAGAAACAATTCTTTTTCCTTGGTACTTGAATCTATCAAGCGTTGACAACAAAGAAGTTGTCTTTGCAGAAAACATTGGACCGGTGTATATCGTAAAAGTCGTTGTCATGGCTTTGAAAAATACCTGTACCCTTCAAATGATGTTGAAGAAAGAAACTTTGATGCCATCTCTACGTCATTTAATTTTGTTGCCCTATGAGAGGCTAGAACCTGACACCAATCCAACCAATAATCTTTTCTGAGGTTTGGTTCAGATGAAATCTGATTTAACGTACCAATCAAAGAAACTATGGATGGTGCCCTACGAATCTCAGATTCAGCTCTCATCAATTGTTTTAAAGGTACTTCGAGTTGCATTGGTGGCATCTCTAAAACATTTCTATAATCTTGCTTTTTATCTTCATCTAATATTTTTTCAACCATTTTAAAGTGCCTCTCGTAAACATGTAGAGAGGCGCTGAGGTGGGTGTACGTCCCAAGACCGATTGGTCGACCCAACTCTTTAGTCAGTTGAAGAGCAAGTAGCTCTTGAAAAACAGTAAACGCAGGAACATCGTAGGCAAGACCGAGGATAACATCGGAAGACCTCATTGAGGTGACCATGTGTACCTTATCGTTCCTGAGGAAAAATTGTAATGATAGCGTACACGGAACGTCCAGCGAAGCAAGGATCGAATCCTGAGGGGATCGAATGTGAACAACAGCACGCCTTGAGTCTGGGTCTGATTTCAACTCATTTATGATATAATTCCACTGCGTCCAATCGGGATCGAGTCCGGCTGAAATTCTATCATGAGGCTTAAAAATTCTAGCACCATATGCGCTGTTTGCAGTCTTACCATCGTCAGATATTTTTGACCAAAATGAAGAGTAATTTGATATCCAAGAGGTAGAATTGTTTCCACTTAGGTACCACAATAATTCAGCAATCATATAGTGAATTGAAAAGTCTCTTCCGGCAACGTAAGGTATTCTGTTCCTTGGGTTGATGATTCTAAACTGATAACCAATGATCTCCTTGACCTTCATTCCTCTTGGAGACGATGAAAATTCCGGATTATTGTAGACATCTTTTACGATGTCAACGTATGCTTCTGTGAAATTTTCGTATGTTTTCATATCACGCCTTCAAGCTCAAGCCTTTAATTTGATCCCAGTTTTCCTCATACCACGAGATGGTTCTGTCAAGCCCTTCCCAAAACTTAACAATAGGAACATAACCTAAAACTTCATTAGTTCTTGTGATGTCAGCCAACGTGTGCATTACATCCCCGGGTCTCCACGGGGCATCATGGTATTTTGCGTTTGGAAATTTTGACAAAAGATATTTTAAAATTTCACTGTTCGTTGTTCTATCACCACATGCAACGTTTAAGACCTCGGCCTTTAAATCACAGTCAGACTCACCTCCACGAACACATGCATCAACAACGTTATCAACGTAACACATGTCCCTGGACTGACTGCCGTCACCGTCAGATCTCATCGACTTTCCTGAATAAATCGCTGTCAACCACGCAGACACAGCTGTCGAATATGGAGAGTCACCAAGTTGGTTGGGTCCAAAGACGTTAAAGAACCGAAGACACACAGAATCAAGGCCATACAACTCGTGATACAACCTTAGGTAATCTTCGATTATTGATTTTTGCAGTGCATATGGTGACTGGGGATTCTTCCTAGAGGTCGTTGGCGTTGGTAGAACGTCCGTGTTTCCATACACCGAAGATGATGATGCAAAAACGATTCTTTTTACATTTCCCCTACACGCATCCATTAACTTCAAGGTTTTTGTTACGTTTATTTCGTTTGTTTCAACGGGATGCTCAACGGAGTAACTAACCCTTGGAACAGCTGCAATGTGATAAACAACGTCATACATTCCAGTCTTGATCCTTTGAAGCACAACGTTAGAAGCAAAATCATGAATGATTAGCTTATTTTGTAGTTGCTGTGGAACGAACTGAACCTGTCCATTCGACATATCATCAACAATATCAACGTTTACTCCTCTTTTGAGGAGCTCGCCGGCCAAGTTGCTTCCGATAAAACCCGCTCCACCGGTTAACAATGCATTTCTTACTTTCATGATTCAACTCATAATACACTTTTTTTATAAAAAGTTCATGCTATTTATGTAAGGGAAACAATGAGAACTTTCAATATCATCAACAAATCTACAAAAGTTTCAAACGAAGATCTTCAATTGATGGTCGAGGCATGCAAAATTCAACTAAAAGATCACGCAGGACCAACGCTGGAAAGATTTCCTTGGGATGTAAAGATAGATGGAAATGATGGATTTCCAATGGTTTTATTTGATGATTCTGATCAAGCTGGCGCTTTGGGTTATCACTCTCAAGATCCTGATGGAAAAGTTTGGGGTAGGGTTTTTGTTAATCCCGTTTTAAACAACGGTGGGACTGTGTTAAAAGGATCAAAATCAATTTCTGTTGTTTTATCACATGAAATTTTGGAAACCTTTTACAATCCATACATAAACCTTTGGGCAAACAGAGGAGATGAAACCTTTGTTGCCCTCGAAATATGCGATCCTGTTGAAGATTTTAGCTATGAAATAAATGTAAGTGGATCAAGTGTCAGCGTTTCAAATTTTGTTTTAAGTTCCTGGTTTGATAAAGAAATGTTGGGCGCAGGAAGATTTGATTACCTCTCCTTATTAAGAGCTCCATTGACTCTTGCAAGAGGAGGTTATAACATCATTTTTAATAGTGAAACTGGTGAGGTAAAACCAACATTTGGTTCAAAGGACGATGAAGAACTTCATAATCTTTTAAAACCTCACCACCCAGCTGCGAGAACCAGCAGAAATGTTTTAAAGAAAACCTCAGTCTCCTGAGCTATTTCCTGTGTTTTTTGGCGATGAGTACAAATCCTTGTACCAACCTCCACCCTTAAGTGTAAATCCTGAACCACCTGAAATCAACCTTTCAAGTGCACTGACTCGACACTTTGGGCATTCAGTTAAAGGATCGTCCTTTATCGATTGGACTGTTTCAAAAGCGTGTCCACAACACTTACAAGAATATTCGTATGTCATGATTGTTTTCCTTCAAGAAATAGATTGTAAAACAATCTTTTGCGTAGAAATCTGTTGAACACCAGGTTGCCTAACGTTCTTTAACACACCATTATGATTCACAACTGCACACAGCGTAGGATCAGCCAAGAGATCAGAGAACCTATATTCAACACCATCAACCCAACATTGTTGTGAAACAAGCTGGCAAATTTGAGAATAATCAGTGTGCTTTGCATCATGCGCAGTTGCATTTGGTTGAATAACACTAATTGATTTTCCATCACTTGTCTTACGATATGCCGATGCGCAAGGCACACCCTTGATTCCCTTGAATGACATGCCAACAAAGTGCCAACCGTAATTACAGGCACGATCTTTTGAATATTCTAGTTTCTTGTCCAAGATCCAGTGCTTACCAACGGGTGAAACGATACCACCGTTATAAGTTCCTAAAAGTTTGTTAATCCTTTCATTGTGACTGACCATCGACAATACCGAAGATGAAATTGGCTGAGGAGACGGTTCAAGTCTGTGTGATGCATTTAAAAACATAAGGTCAGCAACTTGGGCTGTCAAAAGAGATGCATCAAAAACATCTGCAAGCTGTTGTTGAAGCGTTGCAGAAACGTTAATCCTGATTCCCGATACCTTAATTGCATCAGGAGTGACGCGAAGAACAACTTTTTTTCCACTTAATTCAAATTCAAGGTTTACCCAAGTAGCTTCAAAATTCCCTTGCGTCACCTGATCTAAAAGGTATTTTTCTCTATCGCTAATTTTTTCAGGAAAACTAATCATGTTTATTACTTCTTCCAGTATGAATATAGGTTTTTTTGAATTTCATATGTCATTGTCTTCGTTTCCCTTACGGGTTCAGACATTGCCCATGTAAACATTGATTCAACGGTCTGTGTTAGATTCGTGTTATCTTCAAACCCAAGCAATCTTCTTGCTTTTGAGTGATCACAATATGCCGTGTGAACTTCATTTCTTTTTTCTAAGTGCACTTTCGTTGCATTAACGCCAAAACGTTTAGCAACAGAAATTACAGTATCAGCTGCTTCATTTATGGTGCAATACTTATCGGCACCAATATTAAAAGTATGACCATCGTTGGTTGAAAGCAACTTTTCAAAAGGTTCTAAGTAAAATTTAATATCTGAAAAAGCCCTAACCTGTGTTCCGTCACCATAAATTGTTAATGGTTGTCCAGCAAGTGCTTGCCTTATCCAAATTCCAATTACGTTTCTGTACCTATCCCAAATGTTTTGGTATACACCTACGACATTATGTGGTCTGACAATGCTGTAACGTAATCCGAACATTTCATGTGCTAATTTCAAATCCATTTCAACTGCGTACTTTGCAATTCCATATGGATCTTCAGGCGTAGGAAGTTGATCCTCGGTAAACGGAGGATTACCCGTTCCATATACTGCCATCGAAGAAGTAAAGACAACCTTTTTTACGCCTGAATTAATGCAAGAATTAATTACGTTTGCAGATGCAATAACGTTGTTTGTGTAATTGTAGTTTCTGATAAACGGACTCAGACCCTCTGCTGCATATGCAGCAAAGTGATACACACAATCAGGTTTTTCATCAGAAAAAATCTTTTCAACGACAGATGAGTTTGCAACATTTTCATGATAAAAAGTAACCTTTTCTGGAATAAATTCTGCATAGCCACCGCTAAGATCATCGATTCCAACGACTGAATGTCCTTTCTGCAAAAGGTGTCGTGAAAGGTTTGCACCAAGCAAACCTGCAACCCCCGTAATTAAGATTTTCATTCTTTGTTCCTTGCGTATTTTAATCTATCGTCTTGTTGGTAAAAATTACACCAATCCCATCAACTTTAAAGCAATAGGAGTCGTTTTTTCGTATGAGCACCTTTGTCTAACAACTTTTCTAAGCTCATCAACGATGATACCTCTCCACAATCCCCCGTCGACTTTCACCCTATCAATCAAACCACTTGCAACGTCTACTATGTTTGAAAAATCTGGTCTTGCTAGGTAACGATAACCTGCATCCCTAGCAATCGTAGAATACTCGTAGTTATCCAACCACAACGGAAGACAACCAAGATCTACACACTCCCTTGCGACAGTTCCTCCATAGCTGTCTTGATCATACAATCCCACTGAAATATGGCTGTTTTTGACGACAAGCTTAAACTCATCCCGTGTCAAAGCGTTTGGAACGATAGATACGTAACCGTTGTGTCCACACATGGACGTCAATTCTTCATTTGAAAACTTTTGGTTTGGATTTCCGGCTATCACTACAAAATCGTTTCGTTTTTCACGAAGCTTTGGAAGTATTTCAAACATGAATTTACCACAATTTGTGTAATCGCTAGACCTACCTTGTCCACCTATCCTATTTGGAACAAAAATTACGATCTTATCTTTTGTAATGTTTTTAAAATGATCAATGTTGAATCTTACGTTGGAAAAATCGATTTTTGAATTGATTTCCTCTGATGAATATCCATCATCCCAAGGAGATGACTTTGACTTAACGATGTTCAGTGATGTCTCATTGTACGTTTTTGAAAAAGATTCAAAGAAAACATTCATTGATGATTCACATTGCCAAAAGTTATAGTCTGCGCGAAGAGCCGCTTCACATTGTCCCAACCATAGAGATGCATCGGTAGGAAACTTTGGACACTCAGGATTATCGATAAAGTGTGAATGAACAAAAAACTTCGGTTGTTGCTTCACATTAACTTCAAATAACGCTTTAAAATTTCTGAGGTGCATCGGATCATTCAAATAAACAACGTCAGGCCTTGTTTCTGGATCCCTTAGATTTAGGATATCAGACAGTCCAGTAAAATCAAAATCAAACCTTGTCGCTAGTGCATTTGGCATGATTCTATGAGGTACATAACGCAAACGGTCTTCATAGGATTCAAAAAGGTCCTTGTTGAGGTGATACGGAGATGTGATCAATTGATCTAACAAGGGTCCCATGACATCAATCTTAAGATCAGGTAGAATCTTTAACATTTGCCTGACACGACCCATCGTCATCTGCCATCCAGAATCAGCCTCGAGGATGAACTTGCCGTTTGAATCGTAATTTGAAAGTTGTGTTTGAATCAATAAACGCATTTTTTCACCGATTTAAAAAATTCCTGATGTCCCTAATTTCTTGATTTAGATCACTAGAATCAACATTAACAAAGTGACAATTACACCTTGTCCATGTAGAAAATTCTCTATATAAACCTTCAATTTCTTTGAGCTTCGAGCCTGCAATTTCTGGGTTGAGATCATCGACAATGTTATCATAAGATGAACGATACGTAACAATCAACTTTGTTCCTATCCTTGAATGAACGTCATCGACGTACCGAAGTGCAGCTTCGTCAGTTTTTCTACTAAAAAATCGACTATAAACCCATTCACAAGGATAACCCCGGTCAAAGATCACACTGTGACCTGTTTGGAGGATGAAGTCTGCCATTCGTGGATCAGCATACCTAAGATCCATGATAAAACGATCTTGATTATCAAGAAACGTACGCCCTTCATCTGAGGATTTGAAATAGGGAACATTCATCCTTAGTGAAAGCTCCTTTGCAATGTTTGTTTTTCCTGTCATGTCGGGACCACCGAACATGAGAACAAGTTGATCCATTGGTTTCATTCCCCTATCTTATATCAACAGTTATGGTCTTTATTCATCACCAATCGTTTTTAGTTTCCATGACGTTGTAGAGCAACCAAAGTCATTCTTTTCGATCTCTGCAAGGCACAAAGAATATGGTGAAATCTTTTTTGAATCATCCTTCCATCCCCATACGCTGAGTCGATGTGTCTTTCCGTCCATCCCTAATGCCCCAATGAGTAGGTAAGATTTTCCTGCCTTCGTTCTCTTTGCTGTCGTTTCTTGGACACAGAACCAACTGATGTCCTTCTCACCATTTTCAAGCGTATCGATTGACCTAACACCCTTGTCAACTAACTTTTTCATGACGTCTGGTTCTACGATCATCGTCACATCAACAGATCCAAGGTATTCAACAAAATTTTGCACTCGTTCCTGTCGTGACCATGGTTGCATATCACGCGATCTTTCAGTTAACTCCTGAAAGTTTTTCTGTCCCAGAGTGGGTTCCTTCTTTGTCGATTTTTTGATTAGATCATTGCTTTCAACGAGAACAAAATGCATCTGTCCATAATTTTCAAACAACCGACCAGGTCCGACAACTTCCATTGAATCAAATGCCTCAATCTTGATGAGTGACTCCAGGGCCTTCTTGTTGAATTTGGAGTGACGCCATGACCCATCAGAATTCCACAAAAATTCTTCCATCGATTTATATGGCCTATTTTCCATGATTTCATCAATGGCTGCATCACCAAGACCCTTACACGTCAACAGGCTTGGCATAAATTTCTTTCCAGGAATGATTGTCCATGTCTTTGTGGCATAATTTATGTCGATTGGAACGATCTGGTAACCCATTCCCTTGATCTCGCCGAAAGCCTTTGCTTTATCGTCAGGATTGTTTGACATTGTCTCAAGATATGCGCACAGCCACTCCTCTTCATAATGTGTCAATAACCATGCACACATATATGAATCAATCGCATATGCGATTGCATGGGAATTTGATGTCAGAATCCCATTAGGAAGGTAGAACTGGTGATCCGGATGTTCCACCTCAAGGTCGTACGTATCTTCATCGCCAAAGTATTCCACGGTGGCAATGTTTGTGGATTCATCCCCCGAAAGATCAATTTTTTTTAGGTCTCTCACCCACCGGTCTGGATGTAGAGAGTAATCTACCTCTCCTGAAAGGTAACAATCGAGCATCGCATCGACGATCCGCTCTCTATCCATCGTCGTCGATGCGATCAACTCTTCACCACGCTCAATAAAATTAACGCTCATGTTTGCTTCTCTTGATTATATGCATCACCGATACGATGGACACCGGGAGTCGGATTTTGTAGAATATGATGGAGACGTTGAAGACATGTTTTTTTAAATGATAATTCACATTTTGGATCATACTGATCATATGAAATCCTGATCAACGTCCAACCATGTTTTTCTACGTGTTCATCAAGTGCGATGTCATTTCTTCTACCCTTTTCAAAGTCTTCACGAACTTTAAAACATTTAAAATGATGAATACCATCAAACTCTACATAGACTCGTAATTTCTTATCTCCAAAATCAACTTGTTTTCTTTTGGATTTGTTGTCAAATGTGTCACTTTTTACCAACTGTGACCATGTAAAATTATATCCATCAACCTGAGAAAGGACGTTTCTAAGACAAATTTCAGGATTTGACATTCTATACTCAGAAAAACTAAGTTTTTTGATACATTTTTCATAGAATGTTTCCCAATTTTCATTTCTCCATTTTCTAAGTACCATCGTTCTTTTTTCAATAATCTCAGGTCTAGCTGACGTTATTTTAGCAGTGATTGAAGATTTTTGTCTCGCTTCATCTGTCTTGTTCATGGAGATCATATTGGCTGCCCTTCTTGCGCGTTCGTCTGGATTACTCATGATTGAACGACTCACAGCCACACCCATCTTCTTCGCATAATCAGTCAGATCGATCCCTTGTTCTTTCTTTCTATTGATCCAATCTCCGTTGTATTTATTGACCTTTGAATAAGCCTCCACGGTTGAAATGCACTTGACTGGTCCATGATTAGTTTCATACTCTTCTTTTGTGATGTTATGCTTGGTCCTCACATGTTGCGTGATCTTTAACGCCGCAAACTTACACAGCCTACACTCCACGTAGTCAACTCCCTCTACACCTCCTGGCCAACAATCTATAATGTGTTGTTCATGGGTGTATTCAGTTGTATAACCAGCAGACTTTATACACTTTTTACACCTGTTACAGTAGTATCCCGGATTTGGTCTGACGTCTCGATGGAAAGACCTTTCCGAATGATCTCCGCCAAAGAAAGAACATGACCCGTTGTCGTCCTGAATCTGTGATTCATACTGCTGATCACTGTCCGACCATCTTTCAAGGTCACCTTGACGAGTGGCTTTTTTCCATTGTTGATCAGCTTCTTTACGGAAACTTGGGTCTGTTTCCCTGTTGTTTGGTCCTTGCTCATCACCAGATCTCCTGGTTTCACTTCGTTGATCTGACACGTGATCTTTTCTCCAGATCTAACTATGTCTATAGTTTGCCGGAAGTACAAACTTTTATTAAAACCATAGCCTGCGAACCAGAGGATATTCTGGTATGCTTTTCTTGCGGTCTCTTCCTCTACACCATTTTTTACTGCACCATTAACAAAGTCATCCTCAAGTCGTTTTGCTTCTGCCTTTGCTGCATCACCTTTGGAAAGATCTCGCTTCATGATTGCGCGGCGGACATTATCACATTGATCCTTTGGAAATCCGCCAACGTGTTCTGCTAGATCCATCACACTTTCTTGAAATATGAGAAGATTATTTGTGGGACCCAACACCTTTTCAAAGAGGGGATGACCCCATTCATACTTCTCGCCTTTCCTGGCCTTGAGATAAAGTTTATCAACGTTCGCGGCAAGTGGTCCCGGGCGATAGATCGAAGTCAACACTGCAATGTCAACAATTGATCTAGGCTTAGCAGACCTAAACAACTTTTGTGCGCCTGTTGAAGTTAATTGAAAGACACCAGCAAATCTTCCATCGTGATAAACGTATTCATAAACCCTTTGATCGTTATAATCATTTACATCTGGGTGCAGATGTTTCTCATACCATTCCCTTACGTCTGAAAAAGTCGGATCATTCAGTCCTTCCTTTCTCTTAAGAATAAGTTCTATCGTTCTGCCAATGAGACGCATAGTTTCAAGACCCAAAATGTCATATTTTATGTACCCGAGCGGCTCGAGTGTTTTCTGACCGACACCCTCTACCCATGGTGTCTGAGGATCACCAGAGTTTGTGATGAGAGGCATCTGATTCGGAGCATCGTCAAGAATTACTACTCCTCCTGCATGGCGCCCCAGGGAACGTTGTTCCTTGAACAAGACGTTGATAGACTCTGCAACCTGTGGATGTTTATCAATGAATTCCTTAAACGATGGAGAGTACTTCAACGCATCATCAAACGTAAGGACAAAGAGGTTCTTATCGTCTCCATGCTTCATCGTCGCTTTTCTGACGTCTTGTTCCACGGTCTTTGTTGCGTTGTTGACCTCTTCAAAGGGAATTCCATAGAATTTTGAGATGTCCTTCACGAGCGTCTTTACCTTGAAGGTATTCATATTGGAGATTGGAACAACGTTGTTGAATCCAAACTCTTTGCGTAGAACATCAAGGACCTTGTCGCGATCTCCGACGTCACAGTCTATATCGGGGGCCCCGTGCCTGTACACGTTCATAAAACGATCGAAGCGACACTCGTATTTGATTGGATCCAGGTCGGTGATGTCCAGGACGTAAGCAACAAGTGAACCACCTGAAGATCCACGGGCAACACCGAGAAGACACACATCACGTGCTAGCTCTAACGCTCTTGCCAGGGTCACAAAGTACGCAGAGTTGTCGAGCTTCTTGATGACCTCAAGCTCGTGACGAAGACGAGAAACGTATTCATCATTTTCAGAAAGACCACGCTTAACCATTCCCGCCTTACACAGTTCTAATAGGCGTTGAAACGGAGTCTTTCCTTTAGGAACAACGTTTTTTGGATATCGATAATTGGTATCCAAACTAATATCACCAATCACTTGGTGTGCGATATCGTGTGTCCTCTCGATTGCATTGAAAATCAAGTCTTCACAATCACCATAAAAGGGTTGACGTTTCTTTGCATCTTGAAATTCGTCCCAGACCTGTTCTGCATTCTTGGGATACAATTCAGCCTTGACGTCATCCTTTGATTTTGGAAGAGAATCTGGACCATATTCGCTAAAGTTTAGATACCCAAGCTTCTTATACATCTCACGGTGATACCACAGATCCGGGTTTGCATAATGTGAATCTGCGGTGACCACTAGTTGGTCCGTCAATGAATTTCGCCGTGCAAATTCAATGATTGCACGATTGACAACGTCCTGTGCAGGAAGCCTATTGAACTGAAGCTCCAACATCATGTTATGGCGGCCGACAGCATCTGAGTATTGATCAAATGAGTTGCCGATAGCATTAACGATTGTATCCATTAACCGAGGATCGTCTAAAAGACTCGCGTCCATCTTGTCAAAAGATACCTGACGTAGTTGAGAAAAGACCTCGTGAGAATAAATTCCACCGAGGCACGCAGATGAGATGATGATATCGTCATCCTTGGCAACCTCGCGAAGCATCTCGAGATCGATCCTGGGAAATCGATAAAATCCTTCGAGGTAACCCCTGGAAACTAATCGAAAGATTTTTAAGAGGGCACCTGATGTCTTCGGAAGGACAACGAGGTGATGCCGTCGATTTACTGGATTGAATGACTTGCCAGACTTTGTTTCGTCCTCGTTCTCGATGGTTAAGGCATTGCTTGTCTCAATCGCTACGGTTTCATCGTCCTCGTCACCCTTCCTTTCAATTTCTGTTTTGATCTTTTCCTTTTCCTTCTTTGCAGCGATCTTGGCTGCCTTGGCATCCTTAGCAAGCTCTTCTGCTTGAAGCTTATCACGACGCCATTGATCAAGACTGGGATGCACGTACATTTCACATCCAGGGATCAACTTAAATTTCTTTCCCGACTTTTTCAGTTTCTCAGCATACAGATATGCCTCTGCAAATCCGTTCATATGACCGTGATCTGTAAGAGACCAGGCGTCCATGCCGTTCTTCATGACAAAATCAATGTGTTGATTCGGACCGCCCATTCCATCGAAAGCCAAGCTACGAGCGCCCGGTGTGGGCGTGCAGACCGACAAAGTGGTTCGGCACTCTCACCGGGCGCATATTATCTCCATTGCTCATGTTTATTTTCCTTCCCAAGTAGGGATCAGACTCTTATACTGTAATCTTAACTCGTCGTACTTTACACCGTCTATCAATACTAGTTGAATGTCTGGATATTCGCTCCTAAAAAGTTCTAACTTTTCTCTACAGGCATCGGTGAACCTTCCCTTGATTTCATAGTAAACATTCTCACTTAAGAAGTCAGGTGTATATGTCCTCCCATTAGATAACGTGAAGGAAGAAGGTTCATATTCCCAAGATTTATTTTGGTAATTTAACACCCTGGCAAAATTTGCTTCCCAGTTACTCCTGAAGTAGCCCTTCAAGTCTTCTCTGGTTCCACCAATTGCAGACGTGTATAAGCTTTCTCTTTTGTTTCTAACCCTGTTTGACGCGGACTCACTCATTCTCTGTTTCGCCTTTTCACTTAATTTTTTACCTTTTTTCATATTTGAAATGAAAAGACGAGCCTCAGGAGTCTGTGTCCAGTGATCAACGCCACGTTTACTCCTACATGTTTTACGTACTTTTTCTATCCAATCGGGATCAGACCAAAGTCTTTTGTTCCTAAGAGAAGTTTCTAATCTTGATTCAGGTGTATTGGGTTCCCAACCTAATTCATATTTCTTAAGTAAAGAAGCGGTTGTTTTTGCATTTTGTTCAGGTGTTCTTGCATAATTTCCTCTTAAATGTCTGGTTTTTACCATGTTGGAATTTATGCAATCATTGCACCTAACAGACTGTTTCTTTTTGGTGGTGTCTTGAAAAGTTTTCTCACAATCCACACACGTCTTATCGATTGGATCGTGTACAGTTGATCTAACTTTTATTCTCAATTTATAAGAGCACTCTTTAGAACAGGCTCTTTTGGGTGGTTTCGACGGCTTTTGTTTTTTGAATTCAAATTCTGTATTACATACTTCACATATTGTTTTTATCAACATAGTTCACCTACTATTAAGTAGGGGCAACATACACATTGTGGTTATACTACACAAAAAAACAAATCAAATAATTTACACAAATACTTGTCAAACGTCCTGTGTGACAATGGAGCCCTACAAATCGTGAAGGAACTTTTACGCTCATCTTTGCCTATTTGCATTGTAATCTACAGGCAAACAGGTTTGCACAACAAAAGTTTAAAAACGAAAAGGCCCCGTGAAGGAGCCTTTCATGTTCAATTCAATATAGAATCACATTATTTGTGCTGCGATCAAACATCCACGAGCAACCGCGTGAAGAGGATCAGCTGCATGGCGGACTTCTTTGACAGGAAGAGGGAACCCGTTTTCATCCAATTTCTTAGCAAACAGATCGACGAATCCTTTTGCCTTTGAGGTGCCGCCGGCCACGACCACAGGTAGTGGATCCTTAAATTTTGGAAGGGATTTGTGACCGTCCATTGATGAAGCGAGCTGCTTCGTAGTATAATCTATGAGACGATCATAGTAGGACGCCACGGCGGCAAGGACCTGGTTTTCGTTCGGTTGACCAACCGTAAAGTCTCCTTGTTCCTTTTCAGCCTGGACAATTGAGTCGGCTTCTCCTGTTGCAACAGCGGCCATGCGATCCACCCAATCACCAGACTTTGTCGTAGAAAATGTGACGACTGGCTCACCGTTCAACATAACGCAGACGTTGACCATACCTGCGCCCCACGACAGCGCGATACCAGTATAGTCATCCTTCTCCAACTCAGAATAACAGAGAGCCTCGGCCTCGTTGATAGCACGAGCTGAATAACCGACCTCGGTGAGAAGTTTGACGATGACGTCCTCATGGTAACCGACATCGAAGTCCTCATCTTCTTGATCGACAGGCTGTGCCGGGACGCAGAAGACGAGTTTCTCTCCTTGTTCTGAGGGAGATCCTGCGACCTCTTTGAGGATGTATGTCAGAATTCGCCTTGCATCTTTTTCTTTTGATGATACGACACCCTTATACATGGGACGTTTTGCAGAGTCATTACGTTCAACCGCCTTTTCAATGGCGTCCTTTCCTAAGATGATGAAAGAACCATCGGCATCCTTGACGAATGTTTTACCGGCCAAACCCTTCTCGATCATCTTCGTCGCAATGGGAGTCGTGGGTTTGATGACGTAGAACGCGTCCCTGAAGTCCTTGTATGTGACCTTACCTTTTGAGCCCTCTTCTGCGAGGACAATGAATGATGTACCTACGTCTAATCCTTTAGCCATGTTTTTCTCCTAATTTAGATATACTACTTATTCTTCTTCAGCATTGCAAGCTTTGAAACCGAAGAACCAACATCGTCATCGACCGTTGTCTTTGTTCCGAGATCTTTTCCCTTTTTCTCCAGGGAATCTGTCGTGACTGTCGTGACAAACCTCTTCTCATCAATCTCAACATTCTTTTTTTGTTTTAATTGTGGATTGAAGAATGAACCTTTGGGATCAATACGTGGATCACCTAAATACGGTTTTCCCGTCATCCTTCCCACGATAAAACCCAAGATGAACGCGGTTGCGTATAAAAGGACATTATTCACAAGAATCATCGGTTCCGTCATGAGATAATTTATCACACAAAGATATTTAGTACCATGAAAAAGAATCTAGAGAAGCAATTACTTGAAATGTTTGGTGACCCGCTTGAACCAACAAGGGTAGGCGAAGTTCCTGGGATCACAACGTTTGGTGCAGTTGGTGTTAGAGACATGAGAGAAAACGAATTAGGTACTGTCTGCCCGCACTGCGGCATGATGCCGATAGACGGTCGTTGTGGGTGCATTCATGATGTTGAGGAATCAGATGACGGTGTATGTAACTCTTGCAAGATGATGGCACCGTCTATTGGATCGTCATGTGGTTGCATGTCAGAGGGCAAAATCATGCATGTGTGAAGAAGATCCTTGTGAATGTTCGATGAATGAAATGGATGAAGAGGTTTGCGAAGTTTGTGGCGAGTTAGATGAAGTCTGTGAATGCGGATACATGAACGAAGGGAAAAGAAAGAAAAGAAAGAAAAGAAAGAAACGTAAGGGTCCAAGCAAGAAGACAGCCCAAAAGATACTTCGAGGAACAAAGACTTTCAAACAAAAGATGAAAAAAGTGTCCGGATGGGCCAGCGATCCAGGTGCCGCCGCGGCGTGGATGATGCACAAGGCCACTGGAAAATGGCCTGCAGAAAAATGATTTAATTCGGATCATTTACCATGGGGTCTATTTTCGATGACCCCATTAGACGTCACTGTGACAAAGCGAGCTCTAGATCGGAGCTCGCGAATCTTTCTGGCTCCTGAATACGACAAACCTGACCTGACGCCCTCAAGAAGATCCGTCAAAGTGTTCCTTATCGACCCTTTGTAGGGTACCATCGTTGCCTCACCTTCGACGACAGAGACGCGACCCCTCCACTGCATTTGTGCTTCTCTCGACGCCATTCCACGAAACCTCTTGAATAGAGGAACCCCTGGTGGTGCAGAGGTGTACACCATCCCTTTGCTGTCCACCAGGTCACCGGGAGATTCCTCGTGACCCGCAAGGATCGAACCAAGCATTACCATGTCTGCTCCGGCAGCGAGGGCTTTAACTACGTCGCCTGAGTTTCTAATTCCCCCGTCCGCGATGAGGTAAACGTCTCGATCAGACCTTGCACAGTCCATCACTGATTGAAGCGTCGGAATTCCGTGGCCTGTTCGAATGCGCGTCGAGCACATGGACCCTCCACCGACACCGACGCGGATCGAGTTTGATCCCCAGTCGGCGAGGTCATTGAACGCCTCGAGCGTCGCTACGTTTCCCGTCATGATGTGAATATCATCGCCAAATTTCAAACGCATTTCAGTAATTGCTGCCTTGACAGAGGCATGATGCCCGTGCGCGACATCGATACAAAAAGCTCTACAACCCGCTTCATATAGTACAGAGGAACGTTCAAGATAGTCTCCCGTAGCCCCTACCGCGACCATCACGTTTACTTTTTCTTTTCCTTGTTGCCGCCTCTTTTCTACGACAGAAAGGTACATCTTTACCGAATCAGCGACAGTGCAATATCTGTGAAGAACGGCAAAACCTCCCACATCATCGAGAACCGCCGCGGCGGCAGGACCGATGACAGTGTCCATTGGAGAACCAACAATTGGACACGTTAAAGCTGGAAGAGATTTAGTCAGCTTAGCGACTTCTTCATCGAAGCCTGGTACTGACAAATCTACAAGGGATCGGGATTCAATGTCTGAGTACTGCGGGACAAGAAGGACATCATCAAAGCACAGTGTTCTTTGCATATCATAAGAATGATATACTAAAAACGTATTGATGTATCACTCGTTTTCTTCTGAAACAAATCCCCAGTCACCACTTAACCATGCCCTCATCTCTTCTTCGGTAATACGTGCATGAGATTCTGATAGACGACGACCGGTTGGTTCAGATTTTGATTCAAGTTTTTTTCTGATCGATGAAAGAATATCCTCAGAAAAAGAAGTTCGTTGTGACGACTTTTTAGAACCGGGAACAACTGGTTCATCAAATTCATTAACAAACTTTTCTAGCTCTTCAATCGATAGTCTTTTTTCAGGTGGTCCAATAAACAAATCATAGTCATCTGCGGGAGGTGATCTACCATGAACTTCTTCTTCATACCTGTTTTCATAATAGGATAAAAGATCATGACGTCGTCTATCTTCATCATCTTCATCAGGTACCCCAGCCAAAACTGATTGAACTTCTTGAATTAATCTCTCCGCATCCTTTTTTGCCAACGTAATTGAAAATGCAGATCCAAAGCTGAGGTGAATTGAACGTGAAACTGGATCTGAAATTCCAACGGTAATTCCGTAGCTTTTACCAGTGTTTGGATCTTTCACACTTTGTGTTTGCTTTTCAAGCTCTTCTTTGATAATCAGACGTAATTGTTGCGTTGTAATCTTCATAATCTTATTCCTCGTTTTTTAACAACATAACCGTCTATTACTTCTAGACCAGATAACTCCAAATCACCAGATGATATAAGATCATCTGTTGTCATCCCAAGTCCAAAAGACAATTCATCGACAGAAACTTTTCCAAATCTTTTTAATAGATTGTTGAATATACCTAGCACGTCTAATTGGCCTTGTTTGTATTTTCCTCTTTCGAGTTTATTATAAATGCTAGAAACAATTTCCTTTATCTTTTCTTTTAAATCGGCAATCGCATCATCAACTTGACCTTCCCAAATAATCCTACCAGAGACCCGACCCACTTCTGAATTTTTCCAGCTTTCACTAACAACATTCAAAAAATCAGTTAATGCTTTATCTTCTGGATCTTCTACTTGTTCTTGTAATTTTGTAACTTCCTCTTTAATAATTTGGCGAAGTTGTGTTGTTGTAATTCTCATGATTTTCCTCACACCAGAGATCTTGAAATCCTCTGTTTTAGTAGGTATACGTGACCTTCGTGTGCATCCTCAATTCCTGCAAGCAGGTTGTCGAGGCCATGTGTCATCAATCCACATTCTTTGAGAGAATCGCAAAGGTGCTTCATGACAGATAAAAAGTTCATCTCGGCCATCAATGATTTTTTTGCAAGATCAGAAGACTGTGGAATCATGGATGCCGATCCTTGACCTGTCACCAACCTTAGCAATTGACTGTGTTGAAGGTGCAAATCTACGTTTCCTACACAACCTAGACCTATCGATTTTTCAGCAAGTGTGTCAATTTCCTTAAGAATTCCATCATATAACCTTTGGAATAGAAGATGATCACCATAATACGAATCACCCATTGCAGTCCAATGATGATTCTGGTGAAGTGCATAGAGGTACTTCAGGTGAACAAGGGCTACAGAAAGTTGAGGATACGGAACGTTTCCCCACTCTGCCAGCATGTTCTCAAGAACAACATTGAGATTTGGTTCAACCGTCAAAATCATTTCAACGGACTCTGAAAGTCTTTTTCTTTTCATCACTTCAACTCCAACTTAAAGCTGATCTTATCTTGAGAATCAGGATGTTGTGTCCAAGACATCCTAAATGGTTCACCCTTGATCTTTTGCTTTTCATTCCAATGCTTCACAAAAGAATCCAACGCAACCTCATCAATCCTTCTTGGGGCACCACCGTGAGGCAGCGTGCATGAAACTGGAATTTTTTGTAATGAAAGACCTTCCCTGATCTTGTATTTCATGATGGACGGAGGTAGCACTGCAAACTTTACGTTCGCAACGTCTTTAAAGCGATCAATGAATTCCTGTGGAGTTAAACCCTCATTAACCATCTCCAAAACTGGATCGACTTCTTCCTCATCGTCAGAAAAACCTTCGCTTAACACTAGACCTTCCTTCAGCGACAGGCCCAATTCTTTTGCACGATTGATTTCATACTCATCAAGAAGTTCATTGATCTTACCCAACAGCTTCTCAGAATCAATGGGTAACCTTGTTACAGATCTTGATGATGAACAGAATGTTTTTACCGCGGAATTTTTCCATGTGGTATCAAGCGTCCTTCCATAATCCTGTATCAGTTTCCTTGCAACGCTTGTGTACCATTCCTCACTCAACATGTCAACCTTATCGTCTGTTGCGGCTGATTCTAAGGCATTTTTTGTCTCAGACATCCTGCGAGTTTCAAGCGCCTCACGAAGAACGACATCATTAGGAAACTTCCTTAACGCAGTCTTTAACTCTGTGACAGATGCCCTTTTTGACGCTGCATACCTGACCTTTTCACTTTTATCAAGGAGAAGTGATGACGTCGTACCTTCAGGTAACAACCTGGCTGCAAGCTTCCGCACGTCGGCCAATTCGTGATTCGACATGACCCTTGCAATTTTTTGAGAAAAATTGACGGTGTTCAATTGGCCTTTATATTCCAAAACATCCAAGTGCTCGTTTGCAGATTCAGCAAGAGAAGCAAGATCTTCTTTGATGACGACAGACGGACCAAATGCCTTTTTAATTTCATCACAAAAAACGTCGTTACGTTTTTTTTCGTGCAAAGTCTCTTTTACGACTCTCTGTAGATCAGATAACTTCAAACGCATGGGCAAAAAACTCCTAGCATAACTATTTATGACGAATGCTGTTTTGTAAACGATGTCTAATATATTAAACGTTTACAAACATTGTCCAATCATCGTGCCACACAGATGATTTTGATATGTCCCAAAAGTGAAGAGCAGAAGGTTCTATGGGTCTCTTTGAGAGGTGCAACCCAGATTCTTCAAGCGTCTTTCCTCCTTTTTTTCTGTTGCAAGGTTTGCAAGCTGCAACACAGTTGAACCACGTCGTTGGTCCACCTTTGCAAACAGGAACAACATGATCAATGGTTATAGCAGAATAGCTAAGGTTTATTCCGCAATACTGACAACACCAAGAATCTCTATTGAATAGTACCCTTTTTTGAAACCTTGGTGGGTTTCTGTCTATTTTTCTGCTAATGTATCTTTTTAATCTTAACACTGCAGGAAGCTTAAAGCTATAGCTACAACTTTTGTATTCATCATCCCAGTATGATGGTGCTCCACTAAGCCCGCTTTGAGGATCAGCGCGGCCGCTAAGCATCAATTTGATTGCCCTTACCTCACTGATGAATTGTAAAGGTTCTCCGTTTGAGTTTAATAACAGCGATCTTTTCATACCGCCCTGATAATAATTAAATTGATAGCTTATTTGCCAACTGCGGATTCCCATAAATTGCACGGCCAACTTTCACATTTAGGTTGTTCAAAAGATCGTCATCATAATGACTGTGAACGTGTCCAGAAAGAACTGTAAATTTGACTCCAGGATACGCCTTCGCAGCAGCAATCAACGTATCACCCATAATCTTTGACGTGTACCATGGAATGACTTCCATGACAGACACTCCCTTATATTTGTCAGCAGCGTTGAAAGATTCACGAAAAGGAGGAACGTGTGTCATAACAACAATGTGCTCACTATTCTTTATCACGGCCTTAATTGCATTTGCAATGTGATTCACAGAGTCCTGAGCCAACCTACGTGATATGTCAATGATGACGTTTTTATTGATTCCAAATCCTCCATACGATCCTCGTAGTGCTGAATTATAATTCGATATCTGCATCCAATCATTCATGAATATCGAATTACCGTGAGGATTTCCATTCTGGGCATCATACCAACCATCGTGTCCCACAAGGTATTTGCCATCACCAAGTTTAATGTATGGTGTTGCCGTCATGTACCTGAGGTATGAAGAAGAACGACACAGGTCAACAACGTTTTTTCTAACGATATTGAAGCTTGAACCGTAGTAGTCATGATTTCCTAACACAAAATAGATGGGTTTCTCTAACATCGTTTCCAACATTGAAAGATGTTGGACGACAAAATTTGAAATTGAAATGTCACCAGTGAGAAGAACCGCATCACAATCCTTTGATGAAACTGAAAGCTGGTTGATTTTTCCCAATAAGTCACCAGCCATGTCAAGGTGTAGATCCGTTGCCCACGCTAATTTCATCCTTGAATTTCCTTTTTATCATTGCAAGAATCACACAACGTAACAATCCATCCCTTGGTTCTTTTTATACCTGGAGATCCACACCTTTCGCATGTCAATGATGACATTGATTCGGCCATGTTAACAAGACCTTCGACAAAATCATCACCACCGTGATAATAGAACCTAAGCGTTCCAAACTTTTCTTTCACTTGATCGGCAATGACTTGAAAAGATTCTTTTTCTTCTTCTGAAAGATTCTTAGATTTCCAGTCAACATGTTGTTGAATTTGATAACATAGTGTATCAATGATGTTATACCATCCAGATCCACACTCAAAACCCCATGCCATGCATGTTTCCATAATAGATTCATTGCGATGTTTAAAGATCTTTGGATATTTTTGACATAGTTGAAGATCTTCTTCGTCAGTCATGATTTTTAGATATTATAAACAACACAACGCTTTTACATGAGTAAAAGCGTTGCAAGTATCTTTACTTAAAATTTTGTTATCGTCTTGATCCAAACATTCCCATACCGGGTTGATACCCGCCAGATTCAACTTCAGCTCCAGACTCGTCCTTTGAAGGCAATTTTCTACTACCCCTTAATAGACCAAGAGCTTCCCTTTTCAGGTCTTCATTAAATCCTAAAATTTCTAATGCAGCATCCTCAAAAAGATAAACTCCGGTTTCGTTAGGGCCTACAAATCCGTGTTTTCGTAGTATGTCTTTTGCTTGCTCGCGAATCGTACCAATGTTGCGTCTTAAATCTTTTTTAGTTTTTTCAACTGCGCTTTTATTCTTCTGTATTTGTTGAGCTGATTTTTCTTCAGCCCTAGATGACTTATAGGCTTCGATTCCTTTTCCAATTGAATCCCAAATTCCTTCTTCAAGATTCTCAGCCAAGATCTTTGCCTGGGATTGAGAAATCTTTTTGCCCTGTGATTCAAACAATACCTTGACGTACTCTTCACGGATTATTGTCTGTAACTGTGTCTTAGTGATTTTCATAAATACACCTGTATTAACGTGTAACAATAACTATAATCAACAAAACAAAAAGGCCCAACCGTTGAGGAAGGGCCTTATCTTTTTGAACGCTTTAAATTTTAAAAATTAAGAAATGATTTGAATTTTTCTTGAAGTGCTTTCTTGTTTCAGGGGCAAAGAAATTGATAGAAGACCGTCCTTAAGGCTGGCTGTGACGGCAGAATCATCAACACTTGGTTTTAAGGAGTAAGAATAACTAAATTCCCTACCATGTCGTGTTTTTCCTGAAACTTTCAATGACCTGCCATCAAGTGTCACCTCAACATCCTCAGCTTTTACACCTGGAAGTTCTATTTTGATACCTTCATCATCTATCGTATCTGATCGATGACGTAACGAAGTTGTTTCAAGGTCAGAAAAAACTCTCAATGGGTCGATGAGATCGAACATCGGCGTACGAATAGTATCATAGTATCTGGATAACATTTTAATGATTCTCCTTTCAATTGCGACGGTTAATCCGTCGTTACAAGACAAAGATAATCACTGTTTTATGAAATGGAAGGGGTCATATGCATTTTTCAATAACCGTTTTTTATACGGTCAATATTAACGTTTCCCTTCTTCAAATAAGCGTCGTGTAATTCATCTAGGGACACACCACTTAAAATTGCAATCTCAAAGAAATAGTGTAGGGCATCAACTAACTCTTCAACATAATGATCTCTATTGAACTCATCAACCTCAGTTGCCCTGTGATCCTTTGAATTTTTCAAGGCCTGATTTGCCTCAAACAATTCATGCATACACTCATGCGTAATGTTTTTTAGCAACTTTTGACCTGACTTTGTCGTAGGATCAACAGGAAATGACGGGAAATTTCTGTGCTTTTGAAGAAGCAACATGAATGATGTTTGTTGATCCCACATTTCTTTTAATTTATCCATCGTCATCCTCAACGAAAAAAAATCTAACGATGATCAAAGAAGAAAAAAGAACAAATGCGATCGCAATTGTCACGTTCAGCTCTCAAAAAGAACCTTTGGAAAGGTTACTGTAGATTGAGACTTTAACTTCTCTGCGTCTTCAAGGTACTTTTTATGCATTTCTACGACTTGTTTTTCATACTCTGGGCAAAGTGTAACAGTGTCAGATTGCGTTTCATCAACCGTGAGCCTAACCTGCCTCATGAGATCAGCACCATCTACGCCAAGTAGAACTGCCTCTTGAAAAATTTGAACAAATCGTAATGCAACTGAATCTGAAATTTTGTAGCTCATACGACGATTTTACAACGGAAGATACGGTTGTATCAAGACATCGCAAAATCAAAAGAAACGCTGCAAGAACTTGCGTCAATGTGACACATCGCTCCAATTGGAATTGGAGCAACAACGGGTCCGTGAGAAAATGGCATGTTATACATACACGGTTTTCCTTCAAGGAAATATCTTTCAACGGCAGATTCAACGTTAAAAAGATTATTGTCTTTTGAGTCTATAAACTCACCAATGACAAACCCTGCAGCACTTTGTAAGACACCAACGAGCTCAAGCTGAAGAAACTCTCTGTCCAAAACAACGCCAGATTTATGAACGTCTTCTATGAAAAGAATGCAATCATCAACATTCGGCATGTATTGGGTACCAAATAATCTGGTAAATGTATCTAGGTTTCCTCCTAAAGCAATACCACTGGCGTTGCCTGGAGAAACAGTTTGTGGAATATTAAGATTGTTTTCAAAAGGCTTAGATCCCCACTGCTCATTTGACATCATCAACAATAACGTTCTTAAAAAAGATTCTGATTCCAGAGACAACACCTTTTTACCTCTGTCAACATGAATGCTTGGTGTCTGACCGTTTATCGTTATCAAACCGGAGTGTTTTAGAATTCCGGTATTCAACGCAGTTATATCAGATCTACCAAGAAATGGTTTGCGACTAGATCTTATAACATCATAATCAATATGAGGAAGTAATGCAGCTGAACCTTCACCACCTAAAGCACAAATCACACCAGCAATTTCTGGGCTACGAAAAGCCCAATTAAACTCTTCAACTCTTTCCTTCAAAGGAGCAGAAGAACATCCATCGTTTCTTAGGTTTTTTACACAAGGACCAAGAACCGGTATCAACCCAACCTCTTTAATGATGTCCAGACCTTCCATCAATCTATCGGTGTGCACTGGAGATGCTGGGGCTATGATTGCAACCCTTGAACCTCTTTTCAGCTTTTTAGGTGCTATATACATGATTTATTAAATATCACTCTACCTTGGTAATATCTTTTTCTCCTGCAAAGCATCTTTAATCTTTCTTGCAATGATCTTTTTTGGTTGCTTACAATCTATCAATTTAACTTCACCAGGGTGATTTATCGCCCACTTAGCGTATTCTAGCCTAACTTTTTTCTGTAGGCCAGAGTCTGCTTCGTAAGCATCCTCGGCTTCGTGAGCAAAAGCTTCTCCGTGAAGGATGATCGTATAGTCTGGTTTACGTAACTTATCCGCAAGGTCTAACGTAAACTTTTCTGGAACTCCTTCTGCGATCCCGTACACGATAGTGGAAAGGCTCCACCTGTCCATTATGATAACATCATAATGTTCTTCTAACCGCGGCAGCTTCCACGTCTGAAAAACCTTTCTATTCAGGTATTGAAACCATTGAAAGATTTTTGGAAACTTTTTTGCGAGGCCATTTCGAAGCATCCAGTAGATGACTGGATACGTGATGGCTGACTTGATTGGAACCTCTACGACGGTAGAAAGCATACCGTGGCTCATTAGAGTTTGTTTCAAGAGGTTTGTCTGCGTCTGTTTTCCTACGCGATCTGGGCCCTCAATCACGATTATTTTTGACATCACTTCTCCCAATATACAATCTCGCCACGGCGATAGTTTTTCAAGTTTACCCTGCAAGATTCATCAACAAAATGTTTGTCGTTAAACAGGACAAAATTATTCGGTGATAGAGAAAATTGACCGTTCTCTAACTGAATCATGTTCAACGGTTTGTGCTCGGCTGGATACCTGGAATATCCATCGTTCCAATCGATGATGATTCCTGTGTGCCTCCCTTGTGACTTGATCGGTCGAAAAACCTCACATTCTAATCCTTCAAGATACTTCGCGTGATATGCAGTCACGTCATCCCCCATCGACGCCCAAGGCATCAACTGTTCATGGTTAAGGGAAAAATCTTCCTTGGATGATAAAGCATGGATTGGAAGACCAGACCAGTGGGCTCCGGACTCCAACATCACATGGCACATCAAGACCTGATGGGGTCTAGAGTAGACGCCGTGCCAAATTCCACGAGTTGTTCCAGGAGGCATGTTTGGGCCCAGGTGCCGATTTTCAACATTCACATAGAAGTGAAAAGGAAGGTTTACGTGGCTCATCCAAAGGGACCTCGAACGTTTCCGCCGTTCATCAACCCAAAAGCCTCGAGCGTCGCATTAAAAGATCCGGTTTCAACGACAAGATCTAACATCTGCTTCGCAATGTCTCTTATCTCGACCTGAGCGTGATCGGAATACCTCAACCTTAGAAAGTGGACGAAGCTTCTAAAGTTAAACATGACATCAGCTGTGATCTGGTTTCCATAAGGAAGATAGAGTCGTGCGGATTCTTTTGCCCGTTTACGACTCATTCCTGATTGAACAAGTCTTTCAAGGGTGGCATGGTATTTTTGAAGAGAAGACTCCATATGCTCGATGTAGAGCTCTTTCTCTTCTACGGGCCAATCAACGGGAACATAATACTTGTCATCCTTGAGCTCTTTATAACGTGCCGATTCTGCGTTGACGGAGACTCCAATCCTGTGTTTAATGAGATGGATATGGGCACTCACATCTGTTGTGACTAGGAAATGCAGTGAGCTCTTTTCAAAGGGAGTCTCATGCCCGTTTTCAGCCAACATCTTAAGAAGATTAGGAATTCTGTTTTTTTTGTCTTCTGTTAAATCTCGTGATGTTGAAGTCCATGCTGAAAGTGCATGAGTTTCATCGGATCCATAATGTCCAATTAACTCTACTTTATTTGAATGTGGAGGCATAAAGTGTATATTAAATCCTATTTTTAAATTGGATATGGTTGATTATTAATCATAATTTAAACGTGATTAATAGATATGTCACATAAAAATATGACCAAATTAGATAACCTTACAGTGATTTTTTCATGTATATTTACCGGTTCTTGCTTTACCGCAACACCAATAAAAAATTACAACCTCAATGATTCATTTAAATGTGTATTGAATGAAAAAAAACTATTACACAAAGATCATGAAATACAAGATTTATGGGCAAAAAATTACTATAAAGAACCTAAATTTTTGGGTTTAAATACAACCGAAAAAGTTTATGATCTTTCACTTAAATGTGAAGAATGATGTCAATCAAATAAACAAAAAACGTCTCACACATTGATCTACGACATCTTTTAAATTATCTTTTAGATTTTTCAACTTTCGAATTTCTTCTTCCATGTCATCAAACACTTGGTGCATTTTAACAATTTTATAACGCATATCAGCAGGACTATTTGACGTAGAATTGATGTGCATCTTGAAGTAGTGTTCAAGCTGTTCTCTACAATAATCTGCGGCCTGAGAGGGATTCATCTTCAACTTGATAACTTTCAGGCATGTATCATCAATGGCATATTGAGGAATCTCACGAGCATAATTCTCTCGAATTATGCGGCGAAGCTCTTTAACCTTCATTTTCATATTGAATAACTATAAAAATTTGTTATTTCTTTCTTCTTTTCTTCAATGTCGTCGGATTCCCAAACAACGATGACAGTATAGCCAGCTTCTTCTAACTTGTTTTTTCTTAATAAGTCTTGTTCTCGTTTTTCTGTTGCGGTAAACGATTGACCATGTAATCTTACAATAAAATCTTCTGAATACTTTTTAGGATTTGCATGAGGATAATCTCCATAAATCTCGACGATTAACTTTTTCTCCTCATTTAACTCATCAACAAAATACTTTAAAACTCTTTGTTCTGAAACAAAGCCTAGGTCATCAAGGCTCAATTTTTCTCTAATTTTTTGATGAAGTTTACTGAGCCTATTTTTGTGATTCTTAAAGTTTTTTTCTCTAAATTCTAAGTCTTTATTTTTCTCTTTTAACCATTTTGAACGTCTCTCTAACTCTTCTTTCGAATAAACAACTTCAGACATTTTTTGTCTGTATTCTTGATTTGTCCATTGTTTTTTTGAAGCTTCACTAATCTTTTTCTTTCCCTCATCATTCATCTTCCAGGTTTTTCCTGAATTAGAAGCTGAAATTTTGGATTTCGTAGAGTCTAAGTTGGAAACATTAGAGACTCCGTATTTTTCTTGAACGACTTTTTTAATTGTATCCTGTGTCTCTGATAAAGAAAAACCCACATTTTTTCCGACACACCTCGCAGAACAATACTTCCTTGGAATACCTCTATGGAATTTTACTGGATTTTGACATTCATAACATTTAGGGCTGCCATGTTTTTGGATGTATAACTTTTCTCTAACCTCAAATTTGTGATGATTTAAAGCATATCTTTGAAAACTTCCTCTAGAAAAAACAGGGATATCTTCACAAATACCGCATTCACATTTTGGAGGATTTCCATCGTAATCAAATTTGATGACATAATCCTTCAAAGAAATATTATGGGTATCTTTTAGATGATTTGTTAATTGTCCACCCAAATTGTTTGAAAATGTTATTGAACAGATAAAACATGTTATCATGTTAATAACTATTCAATAGGTTGTAAAAGTTGATTAGCTTGTGGATAAACAACTCAACATTTTGACCAACCGCAAGCCACACATGTAACGCATCCTTCCTTGTAAACAATTCCTTCAAGCCCACAAGATCCGCAAACTTTGTCAGACTGAGACTTTGTGCCATCAGGAATGTACGTCTTAAGAACCCTGGATATTGCTCTAGAGAAAGATTGAAGACCGCTGTGTTTATCTTTCTGTAACTGTTCAACCATATACTGAACTGGAACGCCGTGGCGAAGCGCAAGAGATAAAGTTCTTGTCATGGCCCCGTGATTTGGATTTGCAAACAATTCGACAACATCTTTAAACATAAGATGATCATCATCTCCAACCGGAATCTGGAGGTTATACGTCGCGACGCCGTCCTTCTTTCCATTCTTGATTAGAAGACCTGACTTGGCTTTCTTCGGTACCTCGACGTGGTGAGATCTACCACAGAAGATCTCGTAGGGCTTACTTTCGAGGAGACCGACGAGTACCAGATAGCTCTCGTTGTCACTACCTGACCTCACGTTAATTCTGTGAATATCACAGGTTAGTTCCTTAGGTCGCTTTGGCGCGTGGCTTTCTACCATGGTCTCCGGTTGACCAGAGGAATCTACTTTCTTCTCTTCTGTCTTCGTCTCCGCCACGAGGACACCTGTTCGGCAACCATCACGATAGATGGTGACGCCCTTGCATCCGGTCTCCCAACCCTTCATGTAGATGTCCTTAACGACATCGACAGAAGTTGAGTTTGGAATGTTCGTGGTGTTGGAGATAGAGTGGCAGATCCACTTTTGGGCCGCAGCTTGTAGGTCGACCTTGGCAACCCAGTCGATCTCATTGGCAGTGCCACCATGGTATGGAGATTCAGTAACATTTTCCTCTGTCTTATGGTTAACCTCCATCCACTTCTTGAAAGCGTGGTGATAGACCATGAACTCCTGCCACTTGTCGCCTAGTGGATCGACAAAGTCGACACGAACATTTGGATCATCACCGTTGACCTTCTTGCGGCGCTTGTAGAAGAGCATGAATGCCGGCTCAATTCCAGAAGTAGTTTGTGTAAGAACTGAGACAGAACCGGCTGGAGCTGTCGTGGTCAACGCAATGTTTCGACGACCATGCTTCTTATAAGCCTCGACAAGGTCAGGTTCTGCCTCAAGGACCTGTTGGATGAATGGATGGCTCTCTTCCAACTTGTGAGAGAAGACGGGGAATGCTCCACGTTCCTCGGCCATCTTTACAGTCGATTTGTATGCAGAGAGCGAGAGCGCCTTGTAGAGTGATTCCGTCATCTGGATTGATTGCTTGGATCCATAGACGAACCCCATCGCCGCCAGAGTGTCACCGAGTGCGGTGATTCCAAGACCAGTTCGCCGACCGCCGAGGGCAGCAGAACGAATCTTGTTCCAGAGGTCCAGCTCTCCTTGCTTCACCTCTTGAGGTTCAGGATCCTTTTTAATCTTTGCGATGATCCTGTCGACAGCCTCAATCTCGAGATCAATCAGGTCGTCCATGAGCCGTTGCGCTTTTGCTGCGACATCCTTGAAACGTTCGTTGTCAAAAGCAGCCGCAGAAGTGAATGGGTTCTTCACGAACTTGTAGAGGTTTACGAGCAAGAGACGACAGGAGTCGTATGGAGACAAGACGATCTCTCCACATTGCTCGCTGGCAATCAATACGTCGACATGATTTCTGAGGCCTTCAATTGATTCCTGTCCTACCTTGAACGTAAGCGTGTGGACGTCGTCTACCGTTCCATTGTAAACATCTTCATTTCCTGCGAATTCAACAGATACGACTCGGTGGTTGTGAAGGGAGGCCTCGCTCTTCAGCTGTTTCCATGACTCAAAGCCGTTCTTTGTTCCCAGGCGTGACGGAAGATTGTTGGACTTGCACTGCGCTGCCCACTCACCCTGGAGAGGATCTCGTCCAAGGGTGAACCGAAGCTGTGTATACGCATCGAGCTGTGCCATCCGATTCTTGGATCCTCTCTCAAGATGCATCTTTTGCAGCGTTGCAGCGCGAGCTGCATTTTTACCTGCTTTGCGGTTGGCATAGAAGCTGGAGCAAGAGTGTCCGCAGAAAGACACCTCTCTCTTATCGTATGAACCCCAGAAGTTGTCATGACACCATTCGCACTTCTTCTCGACTTGAAGCTCACCGTCCAACATTCTCCACGAGTATCCAGACCCTTGAGCCTCAAGAGCTCTTACTGCCATACGAGGATCCAAGGAAGTCAACTCACTTGGAATGCCAAGCTTGTCTGAGATGTCGGCTACAACTTGAGAGAACTGCTTACCTCCCAACCTAAATGAGTTTAAGAAACGAGGTAAGGAATTCTTCTCAGCATAGATTTCCCAGTCTCCTCCACTTGGACGACGACCCATCGATGCAACGAGGTTTTCGACGTGTTGTAGTAGATCATCGTTGCTGACGTCGTAAGCTCGTGGATTGTTAACTCCACCAACAGAGTGCGACATCTTCGCAGAGTATTCAGCAAATCTCGCAGGATCTGCCTTGATCTTGAAGATCGGATTATTTTCTCCCTTGATCAATGAGGCATGGTAAGCGTCGTGGTCTTCTTTGCTCATAAGGCGAAGATTGTCGATGTTGTTATTTTGAGCATTGAAGTCAACGTGGTGGATGACCTCATGGAGGTCGACCTTGCGGTTATTGTGCGCTTCCCAGATAATCCTGTGCTCTGCCTTCCACGACTTAGAGTTGCAGTCTTTAACCCAGAGGTAGTCTTGAGACTGCGTGGCTCGTAGTCCAGGTAGCACTTCGTTGAACTTTGCCTGAGCCTTTTGAGCAATCCATAGTGAGTCGCCTGGTAGCAAGTCCTGGACCATTTTTCGTGTTCCATCGCGAAGGATCATGGTGTGGTTACCGGTAGCTTTGAATGTATGACCTCCTTCGATGGTTACCTTGTAGACAGGCATGTTCTTTCCTGTCAAACGTGGATTCCTCATCGTTTTTACGATAATCTTGCCTGTGTCGTTATCGTAAGCGTAAACGGGAACATCCACACCGGCCCTGGCGAGATCGCCGATAGAAACATATCCTCTACCATCAGCCACTGCAATCTGAGTATCGTAAGCAAGACACGGATTGGTCGACGTAGAACAATAATCAGGATAAGCCTCTGTCGGAGTCCGGCGCTTTACCGTGTCCCAAAACAGCAAACCTGGTTCTGCGGAAGCCCAAGCCGCCTCGATGATCTCGTGCCAGAGTTGTTTGGCGTCGACCCACTCTTCAACAGTGTGCTTTGCATCCTTCTCAACAGGAAAGCGAAGATGAACATTGCCACCGTCCTTCACCGCCTGCATGAACTCATCAGAAAGACGGATAGAGATGTTTGCACCAGTAACCTTCTTGAGGTCACGTTTGATGTTAACAAACGTACGAATCTCTGGGTGATGAACGTCGATGGTAAGCATCAACGCTCCACGACGACCTCCTTGGGCAACCTCGCGGCAGGTGTTGGAGAACCGCTCCATAAAGACGCCGATGCCATCCGTTGTTCGAGCCGCGTTGGCAGTGACAAGTCCCTTGGGACGAATCGTAGAGATGTCAAAGCCAACACCTCCTCGACGCTTCATGATCTGTGCCTGTTCCTGATCTGCCTTTAGGATACCTGCATAGGAATCATAAGGCGATTGAATGACGAAGCAGTTGGACAGCGATTGATACTGAAAATCATTACCGATAGCCGACATCGGTGATCCTTGTGGGACCACGGGACCTAATCCGCAGGCCGCTGCATGAAGATCTTCGAGCTTTGCCTTTGCAGCTTCAAGAGGAGGAAGGCTTACGTCAGAAAGAAGAAGAAAGATCTCCTCAACGCTCATTGGATTGGGATACTTCGCCTCAACTCGAGCGAACTCTTTTGCAAGCCTGATGTGCATGTCCGCAGGGGTTTTTTCAAGAAGTTCACCTTTTGGATTTCTTAATGCATATTTGTCAACGAACACCGATGAAGCGAGTTCATCACCGTTGAAGTATTTGAGAGACGCCGCGTATGCTTCATCACGAGTATATGACATATATGATCCTTAGTGGAAAAGTAATTATATAACGTTTGCTTCTACAGTACTAGGCTTTTGAACCGAAAATTCCTTCTTTAATTCTTGCCATTTTGCACGTAAGGCCCTCTTCTGCTGTTCATCATCTGAAACTGCAGTTGCTTCAGGCGTATCGGCGGCACCAACAATTTCAAACTGTGACCTTGCCGTATTGATCTTTGCAGGAAAGACAAGGCCATCTCTTCCGGCCCTGTTCTTTGCAACGTACAACCTTCCCCATCCAGTTGCCTTTTCATGTGTTCTTCTGGAAACTGAGATGATGAAATCACAGATCATGGCCTTTCCATACGCCTCAGACATGTTGGTCATGTCAATGACCTCGGCATTTGCACCTTCCTTGTTGGATTGCGATGCAGTCCAAATTGGGATACCATATTCCATGGCAAGTCCACGAAGCTCTTCATAAACAAGCTTTAATTCATGACGTAAAGAATCGAACTGCCGTGTTGACCTCATGATGTCTGCGTAGTCAATGATTATGATATCAGGTTTAAATCCTTTTAAATCAAGCCTTTCAACGTGAGATCGAATCGTAAAGATAGAGGCAGTGTTTGTCGGATACTCCTTAATGAACAACCGACCAAGACCCTTGGTCGAATCATAAAAATTCTTAACTTCATCTTTTCGATCCATGACTTCATTAGAATCCATGTCACAAAGGTTTGAATCATACCTGATGCCAACAGCTGTTTCTGACAATTCAAACGTGTAATGAAGCACATTTTTTCCGTGACGAATGGCGTTTGCTCCTATCATTGTAAGGAAATGTGATTTACCAGAACCGCTACCTCCGACAACGCATAGTAGCTCTCCCTTTCCAGAACCACCATTGAGAAGTTCTTTCTTGTCAAGCTCTGGTATGCCTGTTGGAATAGTATCACGCTTTAGACGTGTAAACCTTGCGTCCATCTCGTTAAAGAAATCATGACCGACAGATGGGGCAGTACCGACTTGAACCGCCTTCTTGATAGACTCAACAATCGATTCATACTTGTTTGCTTGCATCTGATCTACGGCATTTTCAAGTGCTGCCTTAAGAGCCTGTTTTCGACAAAAATCAAGTGATTTTTCGCGAACAAACTGAAGATCTCCGGCATCTGGATTTGCCTTCATACGCTGAAGGTAATCAATGATTTGATCCCTAAGGATCATATCGGTTCCGACCTTAAGATCTTCTTTAATGATCGTAGCAAGCAACTGTAGGGTGGGAAACACTTTGTATTTCTTAGAATAAGAAAAATATCGATCTGCTAAAAATTGAAGATATTTCAACTCAAAATATGAAGTGTCAAAAACCTCGGTCATTTGCTCTGCAAACTTCCAGTCAGTTAACAAAGCTTGCATGATTTTTTCTTGAAATGACTTACCATAGGTTCCAAAAGATACCTTGGTCATTGTTCTGTTATCTTGTTCAGACATTTGTTTCTCCGGTCACCTGGTTATTCACAACGAGGCACTTAAGATCGTAATAATACCCTTCAACGTCAAAGCCTTCTATTCCCTCTTTGACCAACGATCGAATGAGACCGATCCTATCCACCTTAGGATGGAATGTATCTATAACATATTGCACCTTTGAAACCTGATCTGCTGACAACATGCTACCATCAAGGTGGACCAACTTCCAATTTCTTTTGATATCGTCCACTCCTTCAACGATGCGACGATAAATAATCGATTCATCGATTCTCGATTGACAAAAATCAATCACATCCTGTAGGATCAATTCATCTCCACCAAGAACAGGAACCTTTGAGGAAAGCTTCTTAAAACCAACGCCCTTGATTCCAGGAACGTTGTCACCAGGATCACCACAAATTGCTTTTGCAATCGCAAAGTTGTGCATCTTAATCCTATATTCTTCAAATATCTCTTCTGAAGTGACAATTTTTTTCTTGTGAAGACTGTAAATTTTAGTTACTTCATCAAGCAATTGGTACATGTCTTTGTCGGATGAAACGATGATTTTTTCTTGTCGCCTGAACGGTCCCCTACATAGGTGCGCAACGATATCATCACCTTCACAGTCAGAAACATAAACCTGACACACCGGAGAAAACTTTAACATTCCCAACAACGTTATCAGTTGATGTTTTCTATTTTCCTCAGAATCAGGTATGTCATCTCCATAAAACCTATTCAATTTTTCTGGGCGGCGGCCCAGCTTGTATTCAGAATATAAATTCCTTCTTCGCTGGGAACCACCGCCTTCCCAAGCGATGTATACACGTGATGGTTGTATTTCTCTACAAATCCTTTGCAAGGATTTCATGAAACCGATGCAACCTCCCATCGGTTCTCCGTTCTTGTTCATGGTTGGGTATGCTGCCCAACTACGAATAAAAAGGTTGCTACCGTCAACAATCAATACTGGATGTTCTGAGCTCAATTCAAACCCCTGTGCTTCCAAATCCGCCCTCGCCCCTTTTTGTTTGGATCAGCTCTGGTGCCTTTTGGAATATTGCTTGAAAAATCGGGAAAAATAAAAGTTGGGCAATCCTATCACCTTTTTTGACAATAAACTCGTCCTTTCCTGCGTTGTGTAGGATGACCTTTATCTCCCCTTTGTAGTCTTGATCTACGAGACCTGGGTCATTTAAAACGTGGATACCGTTCTTCGCAGCAAGACCTGATCTTGAACAAACCATTGCGCCGAAGCCACTTGGCATTTCTAACTTGATACCTGTTCCAACTATCACGCTTGAAGACGGCGGAACCACGACGGAGTCCGTCGATCTTAAATCGCAAGCTGCAGATCCAGACGTTTGATACTGGGGTATCTGAGTGTCATTTTCAGTTAGAACCTTGACCCACACTGGGTTTATCGGCTTTTCAAGCATCTGAACCTCCATCGTCTGTCACGTTATCGTCAACCTCACCTTCTGCCGCTGGTGGACCTGCCGTGAGAGTCAGCGCTGCGTCGATCACCTCAGTGAGGAAAGGTGAGTATACTTCATCCTTCATCATCGCTCCAAACTCAGACTTGTAGAACTTCTTCTCAACGACGACCTCACCTGTCTTCTCGTTGACGACGCTGAGCTCCTTCCAGGCACCTTCACCAGAAACATTAATGATGTGTCCCTTTCTCTTCACGGGGCCGTTCTCCTTGCAGTGCGACCTGCACTCGTCAAAGAGGTACTCATCTTCGACAATTCCTTTACCAAAGATGATATCGAACTCGAGCTTGCGGAACGGTGGCGCTACTTTGTTCTTCTTGATCGTCACTGTCGTATGGATACCAATCGGATTACCGTTCTTGTCCTTCACTTGATTTCCGCTGCCTAGACGAATGCGGACAGATGAATGGAATGGAATCGCTTTTCCACCGGGGGTCACCGCAGGATCGCCGTGCATCACACCGATGTTGTCTCGAAGTTGATTGAGACACAACAACGTCACGTTGTTCTGGCCGATGACACCTGTGATCTTACGCATCCCCTTCGAGATAGCGCGAGCCTGTAGACCTACTGAGTTTTGATCGTATTCACCTTCCAACTCTGCCTTTGGAGAAGTCGCTGCAACAGAGTCCCAGATAACCAGGATCGGTACATTCTTCTCAATGATCTGCTTCGCCTTGACGATTGTTGATTCAATGATAGAAAATACCTCCTCAGTGCAGTGAGAATCGCAATAAACAAAGCGTTTACGAACATCAATTCCCATGTCTGAAAGCTTCTGTACGGGCACCGAATTCTCGGTGTCGATATAAACGACTAATCCACCTTGTTTCTGAACGATTGAAGCAGCGTGATATGCAAGGTGAGACTTGCCTGATGATGGCAAACCAGAAATTTCAATGATTCTGCCTTCAGGATATCCTCCACCAAATGCGTTTTTAATCGCGTAATTTAGTTGAATAGATCCAGTGTCAATCCATCGCTTAACGATAGTTGGTGCATCCATTTCTGCGAGGTTGTATGCGATACGAGAACCAAATTCTTTGTTGATATCCTTGATCAGCTCGGCAGCAAAATCAACCTCACCCTTTTTTGAAACCGTCGTATCTTCTTTGTTTTTTGCCATACGTTTTGTTATTATCTACCTTGCATGGAAAATAGTACAAACGCCGGAAACCTATTTGATTTCCGGCGTTATTTTACCTCAGTTTAATTCACTCGTCACTCATGAGATCTGCAAATGCATCATCAAGAGATTGTTTCTTCGAGTCACCGTCATCCTTCTTTGATTTCTTTGGTGAAGGTTTTTCATTTGCAGTTGACTTTACCTCGGCAACCAAATCGTCAAGAGCATCAGTCGTAACAGGTCCCCTAGACAATTCTGGTGTTGCATCGCCGGTTGAACCACCATTGAGCCAGTTGTTTAGAACTGTTTCAATTTCCTGGGTTGACTTAAGACGATACATATCATCAAGATTTGGGATCGAGTTAAGCCATGTCTCCATCTGCTTTGAGTCATCATGAAGTTTTGTTGGACGACGGGCAGGATCAACTGTTGTATCATTGAACTGCTTGCCTGGCTGCTTCGTGATTGAAACCTTTAGATCAAAGCCTTCTGTCGGTGAAAGGATATCACCCACATCCTCATCAAGAAAGAACCCAAGCATACGTTGGTAGACAAGCTTACCGAACGCCCACACCTGAACACCCTTGTCCTCTTCGCCACGAACGATGACTGGTGCGTAACAGCGCATCTTCGGTTGCAACTTCTTGGCAAGAACGCGGTCGTCCGGCTTACCACTGCTGTACAACTTACGAATCAAATCATTAATGGGATCTGGTTTACCAAACTGGTTCGGTGCCAGGATACCTGCATTCTCACCGATGTAATAGAACCATCGCTCAGCAAAAGGTTGCCCATCGGGAGCGTTCTTCCAAGGTAGACAACGAACCCTGTGTTCTCCAAGACCGGGTTTCCAAAGTTGGACCGACGAGGTCTTCTTAACACCCGAGAGCTCTGCAACACGACGTTTAATTGCTTCTAGATCAATAGCCATTTTGTTTTTCCTTTTCCGTTTCCTATTCCTAACTTGTGGCAGGAATATCACCCTGCACCGTGCAGGTAATTTGTACCCTACCACTAACCTTTTTATGTGTTCAACTGATTAATTCACGACCAACTTGGCTTTTTGCGGCGATGCTTCTTTTTCTTCTTCGTTCCCGGAATTGGTTCATCGGAACTCTTTCCTAGAGGAGCCTGTGGCCCTTCAATGGAATGTCCTCCGGGATCAGAAATAGATAAAGCCCCAGGTACGCCTGGAACTCCTTGTATTGCACCTGCGCCAACCGCGCTAAATTCTTTTAGATTGTCCTCATCCTCATGAATGTCATCTTTCATCTCTGCAAGAATTTCTTGCAGCATCATTCTGATGTAATGTCTAAGTTGATCATCCATGAAATTAAATATGGTCAAGGTGTCCAAGCACCGCCGACTTTTTCCTGCATTGTAGAAATATAGTCTGCGGTCATCACTGTAAAGACTAGTGGACTTGTCTTTAAGCAGTATGGCTTATTCTCGTCAAGAACGAATCCATCATTAAGAAGAATTGAAAGATATTCATCGGTTTTCAATTTAAGACCGAATGCTTGACACATGTTCACACTTCGTTGAGGGGTTGACATATATTGCATGTCTTTGTTGTGTTTATAGAACTCACCTAACTTTTCACGATGCCAATCAGAATCTTGCGGAACGTAGTAATCAGTGACAGTTCCATCATCGTTGGCCAATCCAACCTTTCCAATGTCGTGGAACAAACAACTGATAATTAACGATTCTTTTGAAACCTCCCACCCATATGTCTTCACTAACTTCATAGCATTTGAAAGAACCCTAAGAGAGTGTTCGACAAGACCTCCTACCATACAATTATGAAAATCGGTCCTAGATGAAGCGGGACACAATGCCAATTGTTCACCAAGAGAATCTACCATCTTCAGCGCTACTTCTGAGCGATCACTAAGTTTTTCACATAATGATCTAAATTTATCAAAATTCGCAGCAATTTCTTCAGGAGTCAATTGTCTCTGTTTCATTTTCTTGATTATCATCGGAATCTTTTAATTTGTTCAAAAGATTTTTTCTGCGTGTTTCCCAACCCTTTTTTACTCTTTTTTTGTACTCTTCTTTTGTAACTTTTTTGTTAGCTTCCCTAACAGATTCGATCCACCCTCCGTTAGCAAATCTATTCTCTGCTATTTTTTTTGCTCTTTGCTTAACTTTTTCTTTGTTTTCTTCACACCACGTAGAAACTGCTTCACTTACTTTTTCGCAATAATCTTGTTTAAAATTTTCATCTTCTAATTTTTTTAAAAATGCTTGACCACCCTTGTTCGCTTTTTTAAGTTGCATTTTTTTAAATGCTTCATTATATTCTTCATCTTCAAGGCATTTTTTCTTAATTGTCTCCCATGATGAATGATTTATTCTCTTTCCCAATTCAGGATCATCTTCATGTCTTTTTTTTGCCAAATTTGAAAGATGATCTTTAGCAACTTGGGTAAAGCTATTGTGAGAATAATATTGTTTTAACGATATGCTCAAATTTTCTTTAGCCTGTTGAGACATTTTATAACGTCCTTTTTTTCGACCTCCTTTCCCACCAACGTCGAAATTCATTCCGCCAAATGAAATATCTGTTTTCATTTCTTGAATTAAATGAATTTCTCCATCATTCATCTCTTCTTCGGTGAGAAATGTTTTCAGCTCTCTAATATGACAATTTTCAATTCCATGTTTGGCAAGAAAATAATCGAATCTAATATCTTTGGGCTTACCTTTACCAGATAAAATTCTTTTAGCACATTTTACGTGACCGTTGTGTCTATTTTCTAATCCGTACTTTGACTTACCAACATAAATGTCTTTACCCAGGCACTTTTCACAATGACAACTGTAACAATAAACGATGTAATTTATTTCCATGGTCAACAAGACCTCCCGAAAATAATTATTTCTTGGTTATAAAAAATTAAAAATATTACGATACAGTTTTTTACCTCGTAATTTCATCGACCTTTATTGGGAAGGTCTGTGTGTATCCTGGTACTGTTGTCTTTGAAACGTTCAACACATCATTGACCCTGTCACCGTGAACGTCAAGGATGAGTGCGTCATGTAAAACAAAGATCGGTCTTATTCCTTCGCCACCTAAGGTTTCAATGATTTTTGAGAATCCCATCAATGATACATCAACACCCGTGCTTTGAGCGTAGTAGTTGACAAGAATGTTGTCTTGAGGACGTTCGATCTTGATTTTTCTTCCAAACTTATTTGTGATGTGTCCCGTTGAAGACAACTGCGATTTTAATCTTTTCAATAATGATCTTGTGTCAATGTATTCCTCTATCTTAAGAACAATATCATTGACCTTTGATTCGGTGACGCCTAGGTTCAATGCAACCATCGATTTTGATGAACCGTACAAGACAGAAAGCACTGCGGCTTTCACTAGATCACGTGGCATTCCACCAAATCGGTTTGCTAGTGTTGAATACAGGTCTTGTTCAACACAATCATTTCCTGATTCGTATAGGAGTATCCTGGCCTCCAGCGAGGAAAAGTCAAGTGAAAGAATCTTTCCATTGGGATCAGAGGGTTTAATAACGTCACGATATTCTTTTTTTAACAACAAGATGTTAGGTCCCGATTCAACAGTCAACCTTCCGGTCACCGTTGAGAATCTATTGTATAGAACCGGTTGTGCATAACCACCGGATCTTGGTTTAAAGGTCTCAGCGATATGTGAGTTATGAGCACCCGAATTAATTATTTCAGTAATTCTTGCACCATCAACTTTTGCCGGTTTTAATGAATTTAAAACGTGGCTACCGGGAATCCATGCGGTCTTATAATACCCAACGTCAATGTTTAAATTTTTCTTGGCATAGTTGACCAGATCATCAATATAATTTCTGTAAATTTCAGGAGGAATTATCATTGACCAAGGTGGTGATAAAAGATCAGGCGCTAACTTTTCCATACAACGTCTATATTGATCTGGAACCTTGGGAATCTGGCCTGCTGAATTTAACAGCAAAACAGTATCAAAACAAAACGTTGATGTAGGCTTGATGTGACCACTCAGATGCCATGCACCATCGATCGTTTTTTCATGTCTTGAAAATCCATCGCTAGAAAACAGTAAATGTTTTTGAGAGCCAATCAATGATTTATCAAAAAGTACATCCACAGCCTAACTGTAACAAATAACATGTGAATTTTCACAAAAACAACACGCATGTTTTATTTTGTTTTTGAGGCATCGCTGATAGCACCAAACACAGCCTCCATCTCGTTTACGATTGATGAAGCACCTTCGTACTTCCCATAAGCATCATAGAATCCCATCTTTAATTCGGTAGTGAATTTCCCAGGCGAGATGTTGTGAGTTATTCCTACAACGTTATACAGGTTATCAATTGACGTTCCTGTTCCAAGGTCAACAAAGAACTGTTGCATGTATTCTACTAACGGACACCCCAACATTGACACCGTAAGTTGGCCTGGAATGACGCGCATAGGAAGATCTCCAATTCCGGGAGTTCCCGGTGTATCTGACCCTTGTGATTGATTCTTGCTACGTAACATCATGATCGTGCTTAAGGCACTGTCTTGGTTCGTACTATACGATAGATTTGTTATCATGCTTCCTTCTGAACCAACGATTAAAGTTGGAACAAACCTTGATATTTCCTTTTTTAGTAGATCAAATCTTGGATTTCCGTTTGCGTCTCTGAATGAAATGTTTTCGTATCTTACGGGTTCACCGGTTGCCTCATTGCGACTGTTCAACAACGATAAATCACCGTTCTTTGCTGACTCCGTAATTTGTGATATCTCTTGGTTCTTTTTTTGAAGCGCAGATGCCTCTGCTTGAGTCTTTTGTTGTTGTTGTTCCTTTGACAAGGGTTTTGCGGGTGGGTTGGGAGGATTTACAGGTTGTGTTTGTTTATATTTTCCTGTTTTCCTTATAAAACCTTTTTGAGATTTTAGCATGCTTGTGGCAAGTTGGTGCGGTGAAGCAGCCTTATCATATATGTGAATTCTGATTATCTTTTCAGGTTGAGATTTCCTAAAGATTTTTTCATTTGAAACCTTGTCAAACCCAACCAGCAAATCTTCTATGTTTTGATTTGAATCACTCTGTGAATAACCACTCTCTACATAAAAATCTATAGTTGGTTGACAAAACGGTTCTCCCGTACCTTTGTTTGCATTTGCTACTCTAGTCGTAAGAATAAAATTAGCATCTAGAGTCTGCGCACCCCATTTTTCTTTTAAGATTAAGTCTTCTGTACCCTGCTTTTTTTCATAAAGATCTGCAAATCCAAATGCCGGATGTCGTATGTCAGAAAATTGAGACTCTCTAACAATTTCAAGAAAGTTTAAAAGCGTCATGTTTTCGCCTCTTTGTTCAACGACTCTTTTTGTATACGCATCCTCTAATCTTGACATTTCTATTGGAAATTCAGCTATGTTTAAATTTGCAACAAGACCTGCATTCTCGTTCATGTTGTAAAAGAATAGTTGATATTCTTCTGCAATTGCATTAGGATCGATGTTTTGACATGCAGATGTGATGTATGTCAACAAAACCTTTCCAAAAGAAAGATTTCCAAAATCTCCATAATCTGATTTAATGCTACCTAGAAAACTATTGACATCACCTTTTGCGTTAGCAAGTTCCTTTACTATGTTGTCTGTTAAATTAAGAAGAGGATGATTTGCAATTTTTACCTCTTGAGAATCTTTTTGTTGTTTATCTAGTTTTGGAATATAAGAGAAAAAATCAATTTTATTCTTTTTTAAAGATTCAAATCTGCTTTTGATTATTTTTTTAGCAGCATTTTGAATTTCCTGTTGTTGTTTATAAACAGTATTTGTTGCTTTACCTTGAAAATATGTCTTTACCTGGTTTTGATCTCCTCCAGCGTTAAACTGTTGTTGTAATAATTGACCGTTATTATTAGGTCTTAAATCAGCCGTTGTAATATACAGATCTTTTATAAGCTTAATTAATTTTTCTGAATCTTTCTTGGTTTTTTCGTTACTTTGCAGCCTAAGAGAATTTTGTAATTTGTTAAAATCATAAAATGCATCATATTCTGACATTTGTGGAAAACCTCCACCAAGAGCAGCACCAAGTAACATTGAACCTCTAATGTCTTCGCCGGCTGATTTTATCGATACAATGTTTAATTTTTCCGCCAACCTTTTTATATCTTCAAACCTTTGTAATAATTCATTTTGCTGTGTATTGTAATTTTCAGTTCCACTTGTGGGCGTCACATCTCTTAACTCTGCCGTTCCTTTTGTGAATAAATCTAGGGTGACATTAACCACACCTGAATTATCAATTGAAATTGATGAATTTCTAATCCCATAGGTTTCACTTTTCATCATTGTTCCATTGATGAAATTGTGATATTTGTTTTGTAGTTGCACGTTGTGTGGTTGTGCTGGTGCTCTCCAACCGTAAGTTAATAACACTGTTGTTTTTGAGTATAGAATTGGATTTAAAATCTCTGCAATCTCATTGAGCCTAGAACGATCAAATATCTTCATCGTTAACGCAGCTGTTTTAAATGAAAATACGCTATATGACGGTACAGCATTTATCGAAACACTTTGAATTGCTCCAAAAGGAACTGTTAGATTCAATATGGGATTGTAGCGTGGGTTTACCTTATCTACGTCATCCATGTTGATCAACGTTTGAGGCATTGTAAACATTTCGATTCCCGTAGATACCTGTTGCATCAAACTGTTTTTTCCCACAGATGGAGGGTCGTTGTTGGATGTTGATGGTGGCCTTGTAGGAACTGAACCGTGTTTATCATAATAAGTGCTATATGCAGAATACATCAGATCATTTGAAATCCCGGAAAAAATTCCCTTTCCTTTCAAAAAACCAATTGGACTTAAAAAATCAAACCCACCCGTGAGCAGTATTTGCTTCCCGTCTTTTTCAATAATCTTTGAGTTTGGATTTGTTATAACGTCCTTCTGCGTTATAAATTTAACGTCTAAATAAGGAACTGTTTGTGACATCATCACAGAAGGAAAATAATTTGCAAAGATCTCAACTTTGTCAGCATTTCTTAATTTCAAATCTATCGCCGGTGTATCAACGAGTATCATTGATACTTTTGACTTAAATTTTTCAACAACATCTGGATCCATCATTTCTGACAATGATGATCCCGTAGAATATTCTGGTTGATTTTTGTTTTTTTGATCTTTATTGATGCTTGGATAAGCATACGTTGAAGGCCTACCACCCTTTTCGCTATACCAACTAGATATTGCACTTGAACTATTTGTTTGATTCGGCTCAAAATAGTAAAATCTAACCAATTTAGAAAGTTTTTTTTCAGAATCACTTGCAATTTCAGTAAATTTTTTCCATAACGATAAACCAGAATGAAACGTTAAACTTGTTGGGAATAAAATTTTCAACAAGTTATTTACATAGTCTGTGTTTACTGAAGTTTTTGTGCTAATGTACTCAGAAGTTATATCGTTTATCGTAGAAAAACTTCGATAAATCCCTGTAAGCTCTTTTAAGTCAACATCGGCCATAGATCACCCAACGATAGAAGAAATTGCATTAATGTCTGGTATGTTGATTATTGTTCCTGGCGGTACTTGTAGTCCCCATCCTATATCAGATGCTGCAGCAATTGCCCACCAGAGATTTGAATCATTATAATAAAGCCCAGCGAGATGATCTAATCGTTGTCCCTCTTTGATCGTTATTGTTGAAACAATCGGAACGATTCCGTTTTTTATCGCTTGTCTCACGGCTGCGATTGCCCTATACGTTCCATATTGCTTTCCTAAAGAAAGAACAGGAGCACCTCTATATCGACTGAAGGCCATTTCAACAATTAACTATCACATTAAACGTTAATGATTCCCACGTTAATGTTAGATTTCATCTGGTACTGGTTTTTTAGTTATTGATGGTGCAGATCCAGCGCCGACAGGATATATAGGAGCCCTATTGTAACCCAAGTGATCAATTCCAGGAGAAATATCATGGATCGGTGAGAAGGATATCGTCACCTTGCACATCTTCGGTGCAGTGCGACCAAAATCTGTTGACCACGTGACCTTATCATACCAATCAAAATTCATGGTTTCAATAACACCTGCTAAACCTCGACCCGCAGCTGATTCAAAAGATTTAACAATTGCATTGTTTTCAGGCTGCATGAAACTATCTAGTGCAGCAAATTCACCTGCGGATTTTATATCAATTCCTAATTGCAATCCTGCTTGAAATTGATAAAGCTGATAAAAAATAGGATTATCAGGCGGGATAGAAAATGTAAGATTTAAATTTGAAAAATATTTTTTTGAAACATCACTTAAAAATTCTTCAATAATTGACGTAGTTTCAATCTGTACACGATTAAAAGAAACATTACAATCAACGATATATTCTTCAGAATCTTCACTAGAAATTTGTTTAATTTTTACTGAATTAACAACGCCAGTTTCTTTTAAAGAAATGATCAAATCATCACTTAATTCATCCTCTAGATAAAGATCAAAAAAACTATTATGTTGAAATTTATCATTAAACGCAAATTTATCTAAAGATTTTCCAACAAATATTGGGTTTGTAGATTCTTGAAAAGATTTTGCTAATTTGTTAACTCTTTTAGTTTGTTCACTATCAAAATTAACTGCGTCAGAATTAGGCAATTTCATCGTTCCATCAGCAGCACCGAACAACCTTGCCAGTGCAAACCTAGAATAATTTGATCGTATTAAATCTCCAAGCCTGATTCTTATCAAGGGGCTTGCTGCAGGCAATTGACTAAATGGAGCTTTGAAGCTGTAATTTCCTGGTAATAAATCTCTTCCTGACGTGTACTGAGGATATACCATCGTTGACAGCTTATTGATCTTAAACCACATGTGGTCGAAATCTTGCTCCGACGTCGCAGCAACGTAGAAGCTCATTCCAATCCTTCTTATCGTTCCCTTGTAAGTTTTAACGGGCTCAATCCTTCCAAAACCTTCTGTCGTATCGTATGCAACGGTGTAATCATCTGTTAGTGATGCAAGGAATGCATGAAAAGAAATGACCTCATTCGTTCTCACGTCGTGAAAGGAAAACGGTACGTACTCTGCATCAAGGATTCTTTCAAAAACTTCCCTGTCGTCATTACTGATCCTTGACGTTCCACTTTCGGCAGTTTTGTGAAATATCGCGTGTGGAGTTCCACCGTTGCTTTTGTTTGATAACAACGCACTACCTTTAAATGATCCTAAATTTCCTTCAGAATCTTGCGCTACTATCGCGGTTATTCCAGGATTTGTCAAATAAATTGATGGAGAACGAGCTGATGACCATGCCAAAGTGGGATCATAATTATCGCCGTATGTTAATCTGCTTTTTTTAATTGATGTTTGACTGCCTTTGATTCCTTTAATTTTTTTGTTACCTTTATCAATATCAAAGAAGTTTGGGTCAATTGAATCAGGACCTGAAAACTTCTCAAAACTTCCGTCTGGATTTGTGAGCGCGGGGCCACGGCTCGCTTCGATCACATTATCACCTAGCATCGCAAAAACGTTGAGAGCACGAACCAGTTTAGAAGACCTAACGATTTTGACAAGTCCCAGTGATGCCTTGGCACCTCCGGTGAAACTTTCAACACCTCTCTTGTAAATTGAAGAAAAATAATCAGCAATGATCAAGCCTGATCTGATGATCGTTCTGCACACTGAAAGGTTTGCACCGACAGCAGAACCATCACCGATGATTGAATCAAGGCCTGCTCCTAAGGTCGCAAGTGCCAAGTCACCGTTTGTGATACCTGCATTCTTACCCCCTAAAAAGAATGCCTTACTGCCCACGGATACAGCTCGCCTAAAGTTGTTTCTTGTTTGATAGATTCCAAAAAACTTCCAAACATCAAATGCAAAAGAATTATTTTCAGCTTTAAACGTGCTCTTTCCTTTTACCCTACGACCTTTTTCGGTTTTTATTGGTCGATCACCATTACCTGGAGGTGCAATCGAATCTAATAAAAGCGTGATTGCATTAACCATCAATAGCATCGTTACGCTAAGTCCGATGCTGCTGGGATCATCAAAGGGTTCTGATGGTGACGTTAAATTTCCCCATGATTGTCCACCGAACGGTGCAATTGATGACAAAGAGGCAGTATCAACTTCAGAATCTTCAAGTGAATTTAACACATCCTTTGCACTCAATAACTGGTTATTAACCTTTAATATTCCTAATTGGGCAGCAGAGGGCAAAATCGCACCTAATTCCGCAGTGTTAGACGTAGGATCAAATCTATCAGCAGTAAAAGCTGGTATTTCTGCAGACGCACGTTGCAAAAGTCCCGTTCCAACCTTGGCCATCTTCAAATGAGACACCGGTTCAGACTGACCCACAACCTTTAATGAAGGATTGAAACCTGGATCTGATGTGACCTTGGGTGCCCAACGATTATTTCCTGCAGACAAGACTCCCAAACCACCGGTTTTATAACTTGAAATTGGATGACCTGATGGAACGTTCTTTCCATTGTTGACGGGGACGCCAAACTCATCATCAGTTGCACCGCCAACACCGCTTGATTTTTTAGCAAGGTTGTTGGTCGTTGTATTTGTGTTTCCAGACACGGTCTTTAGAAGATTGTGACCGTCATACTCTACCTTGACATTTTTTCCTTTTGAAAAACCAGTTCCAACAAGACTGGGATCAGACGATTGAGGCTTTATGTCGATCCCAGGAACGTAAGAATTTTCATTTGATTGCCCGCTTAGCTGAGAGGGCACCCCGGTCACGGGATCTGTCGTTGAAGAAAGAGGTTTATCTGCGGATGTCTTGTCCAAAGAAAACCTATTCTTCTCCGTGGCATCAACGGCCTTCTGACGGGACTCTTTTAGGGTTAGAGGGTCTTTGTCAGCTCCAGAATAAACACCCTTTGCTTCACCACCAGCAATGTCGTTAATCTCTGGTTCAAAAGACGCAGGAGGAGCGGTCGGATCTATTTCCGGATCAAGATACGTGTTTACTTCAGAGTTAAAAACATTGTTTGATACGACAGAAGACGTATATTCAGGAATTGGTGATCCTTGCTTCTTTGCATCCGGTAGCAACGTGTTTCCGTCCGGAGCGTCGACAGATGATAACCCTTTCTTTATCTTCTCTCCACCTTGCTGCAACTTAGAAAATTCATTTGAAAATGATGAAGGTAAACCCTTATTAAATTGTTTCGAATTTTGTGAGGGTGATATCGGTGATGGATAGCCTTTTTCATCAACAATGGTTGATGTCTGGGTTGCATCAGTGGGAGGATCGATTGTATACTTGTTAGAAACGCTGGTTGAACCTACGTTTCCCTTCGTTAGCTCGCTGAGGTATGTTCCCAACGTCAATCGCGTTTTCTTCCCGATGTCCTTGACAGTTGAATCTATCTTAATATTTCCTGGATCAACGGGTTTTAGGTTGTCTGGTATGTTAACGCCATCCTCACCGACAGGAACCTGATCGATGTGATAAACCTTTCCGTCGATGGGATTGACAAACCCCTTGTTTCCAGTTTTTATATCAGACATTGAACACCGTCACTTTTCTTCCGGTTTTTCCGTGGATACAATGGGTGAACCATCGCTCTCCTTAATTATCCCGTTTCCGTCTTTCAACGCCTCGGTAAGTTGTTGCGAAATTTCAGGATCAGACGCTGCTGCGCTCATAGCTAACGTCATGCTTTCAAACAACGTGCTTGTTATGTACTCGACAAGATTGATCACTTTTTTTCGTTCCTCTTGCGGAACTTTCTTAATAAGTGCAGCATGAGTTGGATCTGATCTTAAGTTTTTTAGGTAATCTTCTAGGTTTTGGGTTTTCATTTTTACAAATATAAAGATTTTATTTATGACTTTGGAGGAATAGCAGTAAATCCTACGCCGGTATAAAACAACTTGTTGTCTGCTTGATGAGCATTTACCATTTCAAGAGTCTTATTAAGACCCTCCAACGTTATTGACTTTGAATCCTTGAATATCATCTGTTCAATATCTGAAGTCTTCATCTGAACTTCGATTTTGATGTTTTGCTGTATCGGGGTACTCTTGACCTGTACTCCACCCTTTCCTGCAAGATTTGTTTGAGCGGGTGCTAGTTTAATACTGACACCTTTTGCACCTTCTTCCAGGGTCTTTTTCATCTCTGCTTGCATATCTGCCAAGGATCTCGACAACCCCCTTATTGCGTCCATCGTCTTGCTGACTTGAATCTTTCCAACGTTTTCACCAAACTCTTCAAGATTTTCAACAATTTTTCCTGAATGATCACTTAGCTTCTCTGTCAGTTGTATGAAAGATTCAATACCACTAAAGTCAGCAGACGCAGCACCCTTGAATGTGTTTGATATCGATTCAAATCCACTCTTGATCGATGATATGTTTTTTAAGAATTTTCCTAGTATCGATGCCTGTTGGTCTGCACCACCGAAGTTTGTTGCCGCCTTGTTCAGATTGTCCATTGATACGATAAGTTTTTCCATCGTTGTTATAAACGTAAGGATGGATGATGCATCACCGAGATTCTTCGCGAATTTATTACGATCTCCTTCGTTTTCAAATAAAGAAAAATTCATGCTTGCAAGGTCAGCTCTAACCTTTTTCATTTGCTCTTCAAATTTATCTTTACTACCAGAGATCTTTTCGCCAACCGATAAAATCTTTTTTATTCTTTCATCAACATTATCAACAGTTGTAAGACCCATTTCATCAATGGTCTCTTCCATCATCCTCTTTCCTTCTTCTTCTGCTTTCTTTGCTGCTGCCGCTGAGGCCTCTGCGGAGGCACTTGCAGAGGCTCCTACAGATGTAGAAACATTTGCAGCGGCTTTTGATTTCTCATTAACCGCATCATTCAACTTTCTAATTCTTTGGTAACTCCTAAACACAGCTTTTGCTTGATCAGATAAACCAAGTTCACCAAGCTGTTCCATCGTAAGGTATTCACCTTTGTGTTCTTCCTCTAACTGCTTGATACTAAACATCCTTGCGGTATTTAAACCTTCCCCGACCTTATTTAATGAATATTCTTCTTGTTTTGCAAGATCTCTAATTTGCGCTTCAGACATTTGAGGAATAGTTGAGGCAAAATATTCCTCCATCATTCCATGCATATTTTCGATCTCTTGATCATCAACGTTCCATGTTGATGTTGCTTCAGCAATATAACGTGCTCGCTGTTGATCAAGGTTTTCTTTTAAATTAAGAAATGATTGACTTGTTGTTGTTTTTGAGATTTCAACTTTTAATGCACCTTTGTGTGACAATATGTCTTCAGCTGTTTTTTGTACTTTTTCAGCGGATGGAAGCTTAGTAACAAGAACATCATCCAAAGCACCATCAAATGCTGTTGCATATGCTAAACCGAGAGCGGCACCAGCGGCGGCTCCAAGAGGACCACCAACCATCATCCCTAATCCACCAAATTCAAGCGCACGGGAACCCATACGTGCTGCACCGCCAAGGCGTTCATGACCTGATTCATAAAGTTTATCAGCACCCATACCCGCCGCAACGCCAGCTAGGGCCATACCACCACCGACCTTTGTGTTTTTAGACATCATTCCAGGTAAACCTTTTAACCCTGCACCACCTGGAGCAAAATTTGCTTGAACGTTTTCAAAAACATTTTTTAGTGCAGGTATACCAACTGATGAAAATCCTCTGAAAAAAAACTTAGCAAAATCTGCACCAGCGCTTACAACACCTGGAAACTTACTAATCCCCCAGAGTGTCAACATAAAACTTGCTTTAGGATTATTGGCAATAAAACCTATTAAATCAAATGATTGCCATTTTTTTCCAAGATAATCTAGAAATTCATCGAATCCTTTTTTCATCTTTTCAACTATGGCATTCCAGATTCTTTCAAGTTGTGGTTGAACTTTTTCAAATGCTCCGACCAATGCATCCCACACCGGTGATAATTCTTTCTTGGCCTTGTTATAACCCTTGGTCGCTGCACCACCAACTTTGCCAAATTGATTCGATAGTATTTCAGAAATGCTCTTCTTTCCTTCTAACACGTCTGCAATGAAAGAAAACGCCTTTTGAAGGACCTCGCCGATCGTCTTGACGATTTTTATCGCAATTCCTTTGAGTATCGTTCCAAATGCACCGAACACCTCAGAGACACCATCAAGGAAATCTTCTCCGTCCTTACCGGCAGATCTGAAGAATCCCTTTGTGTCGCCGATCAAAGAGTCAATAAAATCATCAACATTTGCCTTTCCTTCCTTCAATTGTTTAAAGAAGTTTGCAGCGGTGTTTCCCCATACTGTGAAAAGGTTTGAAATCTTTGGCATGAGGTGACCCAATGATTCCATCATCTTTTTTAGCCCTGGAAATGTTTCAACAAAGATCATTCCGAGCTTTATTCCGGCATTTCTCACCTTGACAATAGCCTGGGCAATATCCTTCAACATGTTCCTAAAAGGACCAGACCTGACGATACCTTGCATGAATCCCTCAAGAAATACGCTGAAGAACCCACTTCCTTGTATCTGAATTTCCCTGACGACCTTCTTGATTTCACCCATGATATCCTTCATGGCCGAGGCGGTGTCTAACATCTGGTGTTCCATAGACTTTGTTGATTTGTTCAACTTGTCCATTGCGACACCTTGATTCTTGGTAGACAACAATTGTTGGGTTGTCGCCTCATCGAGGCTCAACGTAGTTGCAAGGTATTTCAATTCTTGACGATTCATCGTCTCAACTGACTTGCCGGCCGCAGCAAACGATTTCTTGATCATTTCGACCTGCTCGGTCGGCGTCTTTGCACTCATCAATTCCATGACGTCTAAGTTGACGCCGAACGCCTGTGACAGCTTAGATACGTTTTCTGCGGCAGAGTCAAACGTATCAAATGCATCCATGATGCCAACGATCTTTTCAAGTTCAACACCAAGCTTACGGGCATACATAGCAGCGGCAGCCAGGTCCTTTGTGGCAACGTTTGCAAAGTGCCTGACATCCATTCTTGCCTTCACTATATCACGCGAGATTGATTTAAACGCCTTTGCAGTTCCACCAAACTCATTTGTTAAACCTCTGGCATATTTTTGAACATCTAACATTAAACTCTTGATTGGTTTGCCTGCAACGATTGCTGCACGTGTCATTCCAGCAAACTCTTCATTTGTGAGACCAAGACCCTCCTTGAATGCGTATAAATCGTTAAGGTTTTTTCCTCTAAATTGATCAATCAATAATTCGAAAGCAGCGCCTCCGGCCGCAGCCATTTCACCCATTTTTCTTAACGCATCTGCTTTGTTTTCAAAAAGCGCGAAACCTGATAGGCCTGCAGCACCTCCCGCAAAAATTTGATTTCCCATGTCAACGACGGCCTTACCGACACCCTTTGACACATCACCAAATTTTTCCCTTATTTCTTCTACGGCTCTGGCGTACTCAACCCCCTGTTGCATCATCTCCTTCGCCATGTCAAAGACTTTTTCCCAAAGGGCTGAGACAAAGTTAAATACGAGTTTTCCCAACGTCATTGCGGCACCAAAAAGGCTTGAAATGACGTCTATTAATCCTGTGACACCGAACTTTATCGTATTAAACGCTGCACTTAGTGCCTTAGACGCAGCAGATAAAAGTGTCAATCCTTTTGCTGCATTTTTTGAAGATTTTGATATCTGCTCGTATACGTTGTTTTTACCATCGCCTCCCTTTTTAAATCCCGCAGCTTTTGATGCTTCTTCTTGTTGTTTTCCTTGCTTTTTTATCGCATCAGCAAGTTTCCCAATTAACTTTGTTGAGTTTTCAGTGTCCTCTGACGTTTGTTGCATTGATTCTTGCAACATTTCAAAGACATCAGTTTGATCGCTAAGAGATTCTATGGATTCTGAATTGTCTTTTATCTTGTCGTTGATTTTATCAAAACCCGCAGCAACGATCTCAAGAGACGCAGAAATTTGCGTGCTAAACTCTTGTACTTTTTTAGCAATTTCAGAAAGCTGCTGTTTTGTTTCTTCTAATGATCGTTTGGCGGCATCAGTCTGCTTTTTAACATTCTTATCATCATTTATCGCCATGATTGATCATTCCATTTAATGAACGGGTCAAAGAAGCCATTGTGTTTGAAAAGTATCTTCAAACTTTTTTGCAGCCTCAAGTCTTGACTTAAATGATGCAGTGATTGACTTTAAAGAAGAATCTTTTTCTAATAGACAATTGTGGAAGTTTTTAGATTCCAAGACAGCGCGTTTTAAAACGTTAACTTGATTTAACGTTCCAACCAGTTCTATCTCTGAAACTCTTTCTCCCATCAACCATTTTGCGACGTATTCAAAGAGGGTTTTTCGAGACTCTTCGCTAGTTGACAAATCTTTTAGGGTGATTTTTGTCTTCATCATGCATATATCTACACAAAATCATAGTAGATGTGCCAAAAAAGTGTGATTTTTATGTAAACCTACGAAGCCTGGCTGGCGTTTCTGTCCTAGCCATTCCCATTAACGCACGAGTTTCCGGGGTATTATTGTGAACAGCCCTAGACTGTCCTGATCCTTCTTCTGAGCTTCTTGTTAATTCCCTATTTAATCTTGCAATAAACCATTGCTTATAAGAAACAGGAATATTATAGGCCTCTCTATAAGAGAAACCACCATAATACATCAACAAGAATATCGGTTCAAGGATCAGGATTTCCCTGTCATCAGGACGTAGGCCAAAGAAAGCTAACACCAAGCGGCATATTCACCTCCTCGGAGTGACCGCAAGAAGGACACGTAACTTCCTGCTTCATCGTGATTCCAGGTTCGTTTTCTCTAATATGATTTCTTAAAGCTAACGAATCCCTTGCTGGCATGTTCTTCACAAAGTTACTGACCTTGTGTCTATCTTCAATACCATCTATCGACAAGATTGCGTTTTGTAATGCCATTGTCACTGCAGAATCGGATTTTAGACCTAACTTTTTCTGCTTATCTTGTAGAGTTGACATCTCTTCTTCATCTCTACCTGTGGTAAATTTGAACATGACTTTCTTCTTTGTGTAAGGAAGAAGGAACTCAAAAAGATTTTGACCATCAACGACAGGTTGAATCTCAAGCCTTTTTACAGGAAGTTCAGACAGATTGAACACCTGCTGGTTTTTTGCACTACACTCGTTACACTCAATTTCAGTCGTATAATCTGCACCATATCCCGTGATACGAATCGCGACCATCAAGGCATTACGATCACCAGCAACAAGATCAAGAGGATTTACAGTCTTATCAACGAGACAAGACTTGATCAGCTCCGTCAAAACTGTTCCCTTTTTCAATAAGGCCCTAGACGTTAGAATGTCTTCTTCACGAGCAGTCATCGGTCTAATTTCGATTGAATCCTTTCCATATAGAGAGGATGTTTGTGGGTAAACAAGACCGTTTGAAGGAAGAGGAACAAGTTCAGAAGGTATGTCAAGACCAAAATCAGCTTTTACTGCTTCACTTTGCGAAACCGAAGGTATCCTCGGGTCAATACCAGATCCACCCATTGTAAAAACTGAATTCTTAATTTCTCTGTTGTCTGACATGTGTCTCCTGTAGGTTTACTAAATTATGTAATCATTCTAAACGAATGTAAACCTACATTTGTTACAAATCACTTAGAAATCAGTAAAGAGTTACTGCAACCCCAAATTTCAGAAACACCTGCATTCAGTGCAACCTCTGTTTGAGATAATCCTGCTTTTTTGTCCGCCTTATACTTGAATCTATTAAATCGATTTTCAAAGTCGGTCCACCAGAATCTAGGACCAGTGCTTGCTTTTTCAAGATTCCAAATTTTAGAAGACGTGTACCCAATTCCATTTCCAACCCTGGAATCTACATACGTCATCAAACCTTCATATCCATTGTTCTTTGAATACTTTAATGATTCTTTTGTTAATTTACCAATCCAACCCCTGACGGAAATCCCAGGAAGCATTGCAGATCTAGCGACCTCTAGCCTGGAAGATTTCGATACATGAAATGGTTTGCGTAATGACATTGCCGCATGAACAACACCTTTTCCATCAACAAGTCCAAATGTAACAATGTTCTTTGTTGAACCTTCAAGGTGAGATCTTTCAAAGAAAAAATTCGATGTTTTTGAATCTATTTTTTCGATTTTTAGTGATCTTGCATCATATGCCTCTATAGATTTACCCAATCTATGACGAATCATTCCTTCAACGATGTTTCGCTTATCTCTCCATTCATCTTCATATATTCCTAAAAAACGATACCCAGCATTGATCGTAGACAACCTCTTTTTTTCGTGATAATCTTTGTCCAAAATTCTTGCGGATGAGTGCCAATACAGTCCATTGTATTCAATTGCAAGACGATTTGATTGTATGAGAACGTCTATTTCTAACGGAGAAATGATACAACGATCATTAGAAATTGCATCAATCCCAAGAGATCTAACAAAATTGAGTATTTCTAACTGGCCCTTTGATTCCTTAGGATGACATACATGGCATACCGGTGTTGCCTCTATCATCATCATACTTTTTAGTTGAATTGATTGACAGTTTTTACACCTCAATCGTAACTTTTGATATTTGTTTCGATATTCTTTTGGATTTGACAACAGATCAAATATTCCAGTTTCATTTACCCTAGATTCAACTTCATCAGGTGACAATCTCTTTGCAGATGCATCAAGATTATTTTTATAATTCTCGCTTATGGAAATTGATGACTTTAATAAAGAATTATTCACGTCCTTCGTAAGTCCAAGATTCCATGGTATAAGCTCTCCTGAGGCATACATCCGCTTCTTTGTCTCAGAAACTTTTTTGGCAACCTGAATTGATTTTTCTGGATTTAATGAATGCCAATCAACTATCTTTCCTGTATCGTAACCTTCTTTTAAGGTCGCAGATATCTTCTCACTCATCATCGCAACCTTATCAGAAGATTGCTTCGTTAACCCAGAATTCCAAACAGAATATTTTCCCCGCCTGTATCCTTCAGATCTTTTCTTAGCAAATTCATTCTGTTTGTCTGGGTTTAAATAAACAGAATCAACTCTTGCATTATGCCCCCTAACATACTTTGAAGTGAAACCTTTCTTCCATCCCGCCCAATTTAATTTCTCTTTGCATCCTTCGCTGCAAGAACATGTTGGATGTATTCCCCCAAAATGGACATCAATGTAATGTTTTAGGTGATTTTCAATATCATGTATTTCTGTCAAATGATCAAGAAATCTTGATTCTTGACCAAAGGTTTCATCACACTTCGAGCACTTAATACGAGTATAGGTCACGATATAAATATATCGTGACCCATAAAGTTGTATAATCCAGTGGGAATCAGTATTGCAATACGCAATTGTCGTAACGAAGAGTTAGAGCAATTTCAACCGGCGCTCCGTCTTCATATGTGACTTCATTGAAGTTTGCATCCGTGATGAATGCACCCTTGATGTCCCATAATTCTACAACGGTACCAACTGGATCTAACATCTTAAGCTGAATATCACGCTTGTAGAAGTCGGCATAACCAGAACGACCTGAAACAGACTCAAAGTGGAGTCGAATCCACTCCATGACCTGTTGCGCGCCAGATGGGGCGATTGGATCGTGTAGAGTCACGTTCATCTGGCTGAACGTTGTCTTGCCTGCGAGGTAACGGGTAGAATTGATGAACGGCACCGGAACTTCTTCAGTTGTGATCTGAGGACGAGTCACAGTTTTGACGATGTAGGCGTCGATGCCTTCAATCATTAACACCCAACGGTTCTTGCGTTTGGGTTCAAACTTGTTTGGAATCATTGACGTAACGTCAAGAGTTTCGGCCATTGTCGGTTTCTCCTGCTAATGTAGCTAACATAATTATTCATAAGTGAAGATTAATCAAAAAAATTTATATCACTGGTTGCCTGGTTTGTTTGAAACGATGAAATCAACAGAAACAAATTGCGTTGTATCTTTTGGAACAATGTAAATTTTTCCTCTAAGGGTTCCGTTATCAACATCTGATTGGGTTGAAGTAGACACGTCAACGTTTATTCTATAACTTTCGACACCCAATAAAGATCTAATCCTGGAGAGCCTGCCCGACATTTCAGTATTAAACCTTGAAATGACATTATTTCTATTAGACTCGAACAACAACCTTGTCGCCACATCTCGAGCCTGTCTTCTAATTTCCAGCAATAATCTTCTTACGCTTATCCTAGAAAATAAAGATGTTTGGTTAGCGAGCGTCTTTTGTCCCCATATCACAACACCGCTACCTTCCCCGCTAACACTTTGAGGCGTCCATAAAGGATTAAGACCATTTGAATATAATGAATCTAAATCAGGTTCTTTTAATTTTACCGTAGTAGATAAAGTTGTCGTTAGCGCGCCGCGACTGACACCAGCCGGAGCGAACCAAGGTTGTCCTAAAGAATCATTTAATGACATTGCTCCAAGAACAACGACAGAAGGTGGTACCTCAACGTATTCTAATCGGTGTTTTTGATAATCAAGCTGTAGAGCAACATCTGGAAAATATGATGCGACATATGATGAATTGACTGATCTGGTCGTAAACCTATTTAAGGTTTTTTCGATCGATGGCAATGATGACGTTGTATATGCTAACGTTCTTGAAATATCCATTAGGTTGTCGTTTTCATCAACCTGTTCAATGTCCATCACATAGAGAGAATCGATACGGGTTTCTACGACCTCTGCGGCACGATCAGTCACCGCAGGTTCTCTGATTCCAGGAACTGTCAAGATCTGCATGTCAATTGCAGATGTTTCGCTAGCAATTTTTAAAGCAGTAAGGTACGAAGAGACAGACGGACCTTGAAGTTTTCCTCTTTGAGGATCTATCATATCAGCTACACATGATGTATTTGATATGTTAAATTCGTTTGTTTCAAAAATATTGACGCCGTCAAATCCACCTTGTAACATGAATTGAAACGATAAGTAAGCGCTATTTGCATTTGTGAAATCTGATATTTGAAGCCTTCTTGTGTTTTCTGAAACGTTATTTTCTATGGAACCGTTTCTTACGTATGATGCATGAATCCAATTTTTCTGCGGAATTTTATCGTTGATATCTGTTAAAACCTTTACGTTTTCTAACGTAAATAAGTTATTGCAGAACCTATCTGCGTCTATGATTCCGAGCTGCGTCGTGTCAGATGCACCTTCGTTATTTGAAACAGAAAAATTTACATTATTCACTGAGTGATTGGGATAATGTTTAACAAATGATCTTATAGAGTCGTTTAGAAAGAAACCTTTGTTTTGCTCACTTAGATCATCTATGTGATCTAGTTTAATTCCCCATCTTCTAACATTCGATGGAATTTTTGCTGAATTACCTGAATTGACGACTATGTTGTTTGTAAACGGGACAGGTGGAACGATTGAATTTCTTAAAAAATTTGAATTTAGCAAAGATGCTGCATCACTGCCTCCCAAGGGAGCTAGCGGCATTGATCCTGACGTGACAATGTGAGCCATTCCTCTAAATCCTAAAGGAAGTGATTCTGGAGGGGTTGATTTGTTTTCAACGTCATCAGAAACCTCCACCCTGACATACCTTGAAAGGTTTGGATAATTTCCTTCAACCACTAACCTTTGATCGCTTTCGGGTCTATCAAAGTCAAAAAAATCATTCCTGTCACCTATGATTTTTGAAATATAGGTTTCAGATGATGGATCTAGGCTGACGCCAAGATACCTTTCAAGGGGTGGCATGATTTCTTCAAAATCATCAGAATTTCGAATCGATATGTCAAATGTTCCGTATCTATAATCATTATCGCCGCTTACTTCGGCAGGGGTTATGTTGCTGATCACAAATTTGTATCTGCGAGAAACTTCAGAACCTGCATCTAGCGCGTGTAACCTGAAAAGATTTATTGGTTTTCCATGAAACCTTTGAGAAATAATCCATGGAGAGACTGCGTAAGAAAACCTATCCCTAAAGGATTCATAGTTTGGAACAGTTGAGCTTCCTACGTCTCTTGACAACGATGAGGTTATTAAGAAAACTGATCTTTCTGTTGAATATTCTCTTTGAGAATCTGATGGGACATCGGCACCTGATGAAACGACTCCCGTTCCAGTGAGGATTGCAGTAACTGGGTGTATGTCCCAATTTGCATCAAGATAGTGACCTGCAATTTGCATCAATGATGCTGTGAGGTTAAAAACCTTCGTTATATACAGAGGTGACTGAATATCAAATGATGCAGTTATTACATTTGGATAATCGCCAGAGCCCTTGTGACCGTTTAAAAGCATCACAAATTGTTGTAACTGTTTTCCATTAGAACTATCAAATAGTTGCACAGAACCCAACGTCGTGCCTTTAGATGTGGTATCTGATGCAACCAACGTTGATGAAGGCGAAGATGAATCGATTCCTCCACCAGAAGATGATAACCTCAAAACAACGCCCGATGGCGCCATTAATATTCCTCTAATCACAGGAACAGACGTGCTTCCACCGATTCCATTGACGCTTCCGGTTCCTTGAAGGCCAGCAGAGTTGAATATTGTTGATCCCGCAGATTCAGACATGAAGCAACCAAGAAAATATGTCCTACCCGGGACGCCGCCTGAGTTAGCGTATGGATTTGAAGACAACATTCCCAAAGAGTTTGAATGATCTGGTTGTTGTTCGCCAACGGTGAATCCAGCACCAGTAACATCGCCAGTGTTTACGCCAGAACTAACGCGTTTTTTTCCATCTCCGGTGCCAAGAACCCTCATGAAAGTAACTGACGTTGAGTTTCTTAACCATTCTTCTACCGCAAGAGGTCCATAACTAGTCAATCTATCGTATGGTGTGATTACAGACCCACTTACATAAGCATCACCGAATCTTTCGTTAAAGTCTTTAACGCTAGAAAAAGAAATCGGCACAAACGCTGGTCCTTTACGAGACGTACCAATCACCAAGGCGGGTGGAACTGTTGGTGAAACTGTGGGTGTTGTACCAGTTAAACCAGCACTTTTCGCTGAAACACCAGCACTTTTATATTTGACCTGTGACATCTATAAAAACTTCTTTTCGTTCAATAACTATGTGATCTTTTAATCTATGAGACCCATAAATGAAACAAATATCAATACAAATAATTAAGGGCCTCATAAGAAGCCCTTAAAAATTATCGATTATTGATAAACTAAAACCATTGTTTTAATTTAATCGATTTGTTTTATTGAACCTGTTGAAGGTTGTTGGCCACAACGAAGTCCAAGGATACGAACTCAATTGTCTTGGTCGGTTGCAAGAAGATCTTTCCGCGGATCGTGTTGTTCTCGACGTCTGCCTGTGTAGTCGTAGAGGAATCAATGATGACCCTAAACCTTTCAAGACCAGCAAGGGCCTGGATTCTTTGAAGTCGTGGGGTAACAGCTGCAGAGAACTTGGCAAGGGTTGCTTCGCGGTTGGGCTCAAAGAGAATTGTTTGCGCAATTTCACGAACCTGACGACGTACATCAATAAGAAGTCTTCTGACGTTGATTCTATCAAGTGCAGATGCAGTCTGAAGCAGTGTCTTTTGACCCCAAACAACGACACCACCAGCTGGATTCAATCCGCTTCTCGCCGCCGATGGTGAATAGATCGGATTGATGTCATCATCGTAAAGTGAGTCAAGGTCAGAATCCTTGAGCTGAATGCTTGTCTCAAGGGTCGTCGGTAATTCACCTCGCGTCATACCAGCCGGAGCAAACCACGGATAACCAAGAGAGTCATTCAACGCTAGAGCACCCATAACGACGACAGAGGGAGGAACAACAACCGTGTTGGATTGTAGTGTTGGATCCTTCATCAAAACGTCTGGGAAGTACGCCGCAGCAAATGACGTGTTCAAACTACGATTCCTGTGTTGTGTCACAGTCTCTGAAACAGACGGCTTGACATTTGATGTTATGCTGATTAGGTTTCCATCTTTATCTACCTGCTCAACATCCATGATGTATAGCGCATCAAATCGTTCTTCGGTCGCCCTGATTGCTTCATCAGTAACGGCTGGACATCGAATTCCCGGGATTGCAAGGAGTTGAATGTCAACGTTTGTCGTGTTCCTCATAACATCAAGTGCCTTGATGTAAGATGATACGTTTGGACCGCTTGTTAGACCACGATTAGAATCGTTCATGTCTGCAACGACAGCCGTGTTGTTGATCTCAGCTTCATTTTGATCAAAGATATTCACTCCATCAAATCCTCCTTGAAGTATGAAAGAGAATTTGAGGAACTTACGATTCTGTGAAACATTAAGATCGCTTACATTCACTGCTCTTGTCTTTGCAGAGGCATCGGTTGTAATATTACCTTTTCTTACATAAACAGCGTGTTTCCAATCATCATTTTGTGCTACTGTTCCATTAGAACCAGTTAGTATCTTGATGTTTTCTAAGGTGAAAAGATTGTTACAGAACCTGTCTGCATCTAGAATTCCATTTGCAGCAGTGTCTGCTTGTCCGGAGTTATCGCCGACAACAAAATTCATATTCACAGTCGAGTGATCTGGGAAATACTTTGTGAAACTGTTGAAAGACTTGTCTTGTAGAACAGAACTGTTCTGCTCATTTAGACTTGTGATGTGTTCAAACTTAGCGCCCCAATGATAACGGGAGTTAACTTGAACCTGTAATCCAGATCCATCGTTTAGGTGATTCCTAAATTGTAGAGGTGGTTCAACAGTGTTTCTTATAAATCCAGCACTTGCTAGCGCAGCAGAATCAACACCACCAAGGGGAGCAAGAGGTGCAGAACCAGACGTAACAAGATGGCTAATTCCCCTGAATCCCATTGGAAGTGCAGATGCATCAACCGATTGATTGATCACTGCATCTGAAACTTCAACCCTAACGTATCGTGATCTTAGTGAATAGTTTCCTTCAATCACGAGCTTTTGTGCAGCATCATCACGATCAAAATCGTAATATGCATTAACGTCACCAAGTACCTTTGCAACGTAACGATCAGATGATGGATCAAGGTTGACACCTTCCCAACGTTCAAGGAACTTCGGATCAATGTCAGTATCTGTCATGCTTCGAATACCGATGCTGAATGAACCGTACCTATTCATTGGATCCGTAGATGGTACAAGGTTATAAATTGAAACCTTGAATTTATTTGAAACACCAGCGCCGGAATCCAACGCATGAAGCTTAAATAAGTTTACAGGAGCTCCACCGAACTTTTGTGATATAATCCATGGAGATTTAGCATTACTAAATCTGTTCCTAAATCCTTCAAAATTTGGTACGGTTGACGATCCGGCATCTCTTGACAAAGAAGACGTAAGAAGGAAGACCGATCTTTCACTTCCGTTAACCGGTGCTTCTGTCACTGCGCCGGAGCCAGTTACAACAGCCAGCGTTGGGTGAATGTCCCAATGTGCCGCAAGGTAGTGACCTGCTTCCTGAATTTTGTATGGATCAGTATTAAGAACCTTGCTGATGTAATTGGCTGAAGTTACATCAAATGATGCTGTTAAAACATTTGGATATAATGCATCGGTTCCTTTATGACCGTTTAAAAGAAGGGTAAATTCTTGCTTTGAAACGTTGTTTGAAGAAAGAACAAGTGAACCAAGAGAAGTTCCCTTTGCCACGGCGTCAGAACCGACAAGTGTAGAAGATGGAGAGCTTGAATCAAGCCCAGCCGCTGAAGCAGAAAGACGCATGACAACGCCAGACGGAACCATTAATACGCCACGAACGAGAGGTATTGCAGATGTTGCAGAAAGTCCACCCGCATTTCCTGGGCCTTGTAGACCTGCATCACTGAAAACCGTAGACCCAACAGATTCTGACATGAAGCATCCGAGGAAATAAGTTCTTCCAAGAACACCTTCAGAATTTGCATAAGGATTTGATGATAAAATCCCAGCTGTTCCCGGTAACTTTTCACCGACAGTAAATCCTGCACTGGTTACATCACCGGAATTTGTTCCAGCGCTCACTCGCTTTTTACCATCACCAACACCTAAAACCCTGAGATAAGTAACAGAAGTTGCCCTTCTCATCCACTCAGACACTGCGAGAGGACCAAACTTCTTTGAATCGCTTTGACCAAATTTTGCGAAGAAATCACTAAGAGTACCATATGTTAAGGGAACAAATGCCGGTCCCTTAACCGATGTACCAATAATTCCTGCCGGAATGCCTGTTGGAGCAACCTCGACTGGACCTGTGATATCAATTTCTCTAGTAGTTACGCCTGCGCTTCCAAATTTGAGCTGTGCCATTTATTCTTGCTCCTACACTATGCATGATAAATATCAAATTATCTTCGTTTTTTGAGATCAAACGAACTGGACACCGGCATTTGTTACGATAAAGTCGATAGCGATAAACTCTATTGCCCTTGTCGGCACAACGACGATCCTTCCGTTGAGTCGATTAAGATCGACATCCTCTTGTGTGTTGTTTGTTTCGTTCATAACAACTTGGTATGCTTCAATTCCCGCCTGTGCCTGAATGAGGCTTAGTTGAAGAACCGCATCAGCAACAAACTTGTTACGAACAGCGGGTGTGTTCTGCTCAAAAACAATCTTGTTTGCGATACTGATGATCAATCTCTTGACCTCTAACAAGAGCCTTCTAACGTTAACCCTGTCGAGAGCAGATTTTCTGATCTGTAAAGTCTTTTGACCGTAAATAACAAATCCAAGTCTTGGGAATGTTGCAATTGGATTTATTCTTGCGTCGTAAAGCCTATCACGATCAGTTACATTTAATCTGACTTCAACGTTGTTAACAAAGTCAAGGGCAGCGCGGTTAAATCCCGCTGGAGCAAACCATGGATATGATACCTTATCATTAAATCCTAAAGCTCCAAGTGCTGCAACTGAAGAAGGAACTTTAACGTAACGATTATTGACTGTGTCGTTTATGTACACATTGGGGAAATAAGTTGCTACGTAGTTGTTGTCAAACGTCCTTGATTCAAACGTTGCTGCAGTGTTTTCAATATTGATTCTATTCGTAGAATCATCATAAATTCTTGCATCGTTATCGTCATAGTTTGGAAGATCCATGACATACATCGCAAGACCGTAATCTCTAACTTTCTTTGCGGTGTAATTTGTCAAGTAATCTTCACGAATTCCTGGAACTGCGAGTAGATTTACGTTCACCTGAAGTGGATCTGTCATTACATCAACTGCAGTGATGTATGAGTTAACGGCATTGTTATCAACGCCAGATCCAGCAAGGTTTGTTAACATGCCGGGTGATACGAATGATGTTGAAGCACCACCAAGAGGATTTTCAAATGATGTTGCTTTATCGTTCATCCTTGAAGCAGCCGGATCAAGGATGTTAAGACCATCAAATCCGCCTTGCATAAAGGTCGTAAACTTAGCATATGTTGAATACTTGTTAAACTCGTAAGGTTCACCATTAGAAAGAAGTGTTGCAAACGTAACACGATTTCCAAGAACAGGATCATTTATCGTATAATTTGAAGGATCAACCTTTGCGTTTCTAACATATGCAGCCTCTCTCATGTGAGATCTAACCGTGCCAGTCAATCCTGCAATTGTGCCGGCAGATAGTGCCACCTTAGAAAGTGAGAACTTGTTGTTGTTAAACAAGTCAGCACCGGAGCCTGTCACCAAAGAATCTAACTTCTTAATTCCAGAGAATTTTGTAAAGCTCTCTAGAAGAGGATTTTTTAACTCTGAAAGATTTGCATTCAAAGGTACATTATTTCTTTCAAACTTAACACCCCAATAGAACTGGGATGATGCAACCTCTTGAGGACCAGGATCACCATCCCATGCTGGTGTTGTGATTGAACCCTTGGTCACCTTGAACCTAAAAGGCACAGGAGGAACGATAGATTGAGATAAGAAACCAACTGAATCCGCATCAAACAAACCTGTCAGCCTCTTCGCTGAAGTTACGCCATCGGTGAGAGCATCGTTTGTTTTGATCACCTCATGGCCTCTAAATCCGAATGGAAGCGATTTAGCAGGAACCTTCTTGTCGTCAACAGAAGGATTGATCACCAACCTAACGTATTTAGATATGTTTGCATACTTTCCACTGGTGATTATTCTTCTTTCGCTGACAACATCTTGATCAAAATCATAAGTTACCTTACGATCACCAACAAGCTTACCAATATAATTGTCAGCGTCAGGATTTAAAGAACAATTAACAAATTCTTCCAAAACCATTGGATTGATATCTGTGTCATTCCAATCACGTATTTGAAGATTAAACGTTCCATATTCATCTGCTTCATTTTCTGAAACCTTGATATTTGAAATGGAAACCTTGTAGAGGCTGTTTGCGTATGCACCATCATCAAGTGATTCAACCGCAAAAAGATCATATTCAGTTGCACCGAATGGCTGAGAAATAAAGTAAGGTGTTCTTGGTGAAGTATACCTCGTATCAAATGCACCAAACATCTTTCTAAATTCTGTTGTCGGTTCACCAGAAACCGTACTTGTCAAGGTTGAACCTGAAAGAACTGCAACATAATCGTCATTTACAACCGTCGCAACTTCATCATCAACAGCAAGATCTGAATAAAGAAGGTGTTGATACTGTTCAAACTTTTCAGGATCTCTGTTAAGAACCTTACCAAAGTAATCATCGCTTGACGGATTCATTGAAGCCGTGTAAATTTTCACTCCGGAAAGTTTATCGTCAAAAGAAAATGTTGAACCAAGCGTTGAAGATATAACGAGCTTAAATTTTCCCGACTTAACCAGCGCAGCATCATCAAATGTTGTTGCACCTGAAAACGCTGAAGGAACGGATTGATTGCCATCAAGAACCATCATTCTTGCACCGGCAGCCATCATAACAACGCCACGAACCAAGCTCATGTTACTTGATTGTGATCGTGATCCGTTGTCTGTAAACATTGGCATTCCATATGCTTCATTTGCTTGAAGCGTGTGATCTGCAACTAAAAACTGGACGGCTCCTACATGCCTTCCTTTTGCATCATCTGATGCAACTGTTCCTTCGAGCTTAAAACCGGCATTTTTTACACGACCGGTTGTCACAGTGTTAGAAATATCTGTAATTGTTTTATTAGCACCAGCACCCAAGACCCTCATATAGGTTAAAGATGATCTGTTTTTCAAAAATTCATTGACTGCATATGGTCCAAACTTCTTTGGGTCCAGGTTTCCAAAGATGCTAACGAATTCATTAAAACTAGCGACAGTAACCGGAACAAATGCCGGTCCCTTATTGGAAGTACCAATCACGCCAGCAGGTACCCCGATGGGTCCCGTTACAGGCGGCGCCTTTAATTCAACTTCTCTTTCAAAAAAATTAGGAGACCTAAAAACTTGCTCAGCCATTATCCAGCTCCTTCATTGCAACGCACAAAACTTTCCTATAAGTATTTGAAAAAAACCAAAAATCAAATTACTCACTTATCTTCAACGATATGATAGGTAAGACCACCAAGCAAAGCCTCTGCTGTTACCGGTGCTGGTTTATCAGAAATTAATGACGCAGGCTTTATCACTGACTCTCCCAGTGATTGGTTTACCCTATAAACCCTAGCATAACCTGTGCTTGTGTTACCATCAGCATCAACGTATTGTATCTTTTCGTACAATGGCATTCCGTCTTTAGATGTTCTGTTTTTAATTGCTGGATCTTCTGAATCATTTGGATCATCAAAATGATTCAACAACCTTGTTCCAACATTCCTTTGGTCTTTTCTACGATTTTTTGTTTCATTTAAAGGGAATGTTGGATCATCTGATCCAATGAATGGGTCATTGAGAATTTTATCGCTTTCTGAATTGATAATTTCTCCCTGCGGATCAATGTCTGTTTGAAACTTTATGATTGGACTTGAAACATATCTCTTCACAGGAATTCCAACCCCTGGGTATTGTGTCGCAAAAATATATGCATTAACCTTCACATTAAACGTGTATTTAACAACCCTTTCGTCTCTACCTAACTCGTTGAAATTATTATCAGGACTATATGAATTTCCATCAACCGTTGCAATGAACCAATAACCTTTTGGCGTGTCTAGCTTCCACGCGTTTCCTTGCGGCAAAAATGACGCAATGATTTGTTCTAACAATTGATTCATGTGTTGCGTATATTGAGTCCATAACGTTAATTCATATGTTATGCTGCAAAATTGGGGGGATGGAATGACTATTGTTTCATATATGTTATTTTTCTTTATGTCTGCGAGCCAGGCACCATCTCGTACAGCAACATCATCAGAATCTGCACCGACCCCCCGGTCAGTCAACAATTGATCATTAGCATGTTCAAGGTCAGGGTTTGTTGCAACATTAAGTTGGTTTTTTAAAAGATAGCGATTTATGAGGTTTTGATATCCCCTGTCAGATTTATCCAACCTTCTTTTTATTATGATTTCACCGGTTTGCTGATTTATACCCCTTCCGGAGACGTCAGAACCAAGATCTTGATTTATTGCCGTTCTTGCTATCGTCAATAACGGAAGAATTAATGAGTTGTTTTTATCTCTTAAGGCGCTTTTTTTCTTTAAAATTGCCCACTTTTCTCCCGTTGCAAAGATCACAGGAACCTTTTTAAAATCTGAATTATTTCCACCCACCTGTAACTTAATTTCATTATCAAACAATTTAAATAAGGCAACGTCGACGTCTTCAATGCCAACTGGAGGGATTGTTAGGTCTGGACTTCCTTGGTGCGATGGTAAATTGATTCCGGTGACGCCGTACCTCTGCTTGCTGCTTGAGTTAAATCTAGTTGGCATATTCAATCCTCATCATAGAAAGCATTTCCAACGCCACCTGGGTCTCCATTACTGGAGATTTCTTTGGGCCCTGTGAGAGGCGGATCAAGGACCCCGTTCTTAACAAGATCTCTAACGTCCGCAGTCTCACCTTCCTTGTTTTCTGCAAAACCACGTTGTTGGACAAACGTCTTTTGCGTTGCATCATCATCTGTATACTTGATATCTGTTGGACCAACCGTAAGTGCCTTGAATTGACTTTCACGAACCCTGTTGCCTATTAATGATACACCGTCAATGTTCTCGGCTTGACCGTAGATTGTGCGCATGTATTTGTATTCTGTTATTTCATAAAAAATTGCGCCAAAAGAAAAGTAATCACCGATTGAAGGATTAATTCCTTTTTCTACCATGTCCCTGTGTTGGATGTAAACTTCCAAAGTAAACTGTGTATCTACACCAAACTTGTCAATTTTTGTTTCAGTTTGAAACTCCGCATTAACCAAAACATCAACAATTATAGGATTATCAAAAATCTTTTGAAGGGCTTCATCATAAACTTCGTGAGATTTTGTTTTTGTCTCGGATATTGGATAGTAATAAATCTTTTGACCTACAACGTCCTTTATGATCTCTTTGGTAACGTCAGAGATGAAATTTATTTCACGTGATGTTATGAATAGACGTGCCATAATTTACCTCACCCGATGACGATGCCCTTCCCCAAAGGCATCGGCACGTATTTAAGTTGTTTTTGTAGGTTTTCAGCAGCTAATGCGTCAGTTTCTAACATCTTTGCATATGTCAAGTTTGCAAGGAATTCCTTCATCTGTGTCGTTAACTTTTCCTTATCATCTCTGCCTTGGGTTACCAACGAGTCACCGTTAAGCTGAAGTTCAGCGTTCGGTATTGGAATTGATTGAAACTTTGATCGGATCAATCCTAGAAGTTCCTTACAAAGTGCCAATGTATATTGACGAATCCACTGTCGACCTGGCTGGTTTATTGATATAAATGGTATGTTTCCGAACGGCACGTCTGAAGGTCCTGAAATTCCATTTATTGAATCGTCGCCATAAGCAGTAGGGTTATACGGATCATGCTTTGGCATCAATTTTATGAACAGTTTTCCTGTCTGCAGGTCAGTTGATGGTGTTGGGTAGATCCTTAGGTTACTGCCCAATACGTCATAGCTATAGTTTGAACGTCTAACACGAAATGCTGTCTCAAGCATTCCTCTTCTCAAAATATCCTCAAACACCGGCAGGACATAAAAAACCGTAGAATTTACATACGATTCGTAATTAAAGTTTGTCGCAAGAAAGTTTGTTACGTTTGAAGCATTCAACAAAAATTGTTGTGCAGCCAATGGCTCAAAATGAAAGATTTCAACAATCTTAAGTTTTCCCTTAGATCCAGACGGTAATGTTTCGTAAAGTACACTACCAGACATGCTTCCAGAAGCAACCTTTACCTCTGAATATATGTTGTAATCCTGTCTACCGGAAACAAGATCAATATACCCAAGTGTTGCATCATAAGAACCACCGACAAACGCCTCAGATGCATATGGTTCAGCCATCCTTAAAAGGTGTTCTATCGTTCTTTGAGCATATTTGTTTGTCACGTTGGTTGTAGTTGGCAAGCCAAGTATATTAGTCAACTCAGAAGTGATCTTCATCTCGTGAATGAGACGGGAATACTCACAACAAGCCTCTTCAAAACAGGCCCAAATTTCTTTCTTTGTTAATTCAACTGAAAGAACATCATCGCCAAGTTTTCTTTTTACAAACAAAACCATCGAATCTGCTTCTGTTTGAAATGATACCTCAGAATCAAAAAAACCAAACGGCGTTGGATTGATAGTGGTTAAAAATGTTGACATGTTTGTGCGTCCTTCGACACGCTGGGTCCTTAGATAAAATTATGGTCGAACTATTGATTTGAGTTGAAGAATTTTTCGCTATAACCGTTTTTCGCACTTGTAATCTAAAAAAGTGAAAGTATGACAAAATCGTGACAAATAGTGCATCGCCAGCGTATTACTGTAGTTCGCTAGCGAATACTTATGAATGCGTACCAAGGCCGCACGTGGTGTGTCGACCTGTACGTACGCAATTATCACTTTTAAGGTGTAACAATGGCTAAAAAAACACAGGTTCAACAATCACAGATCAGCGGTTCACTTCCGTCAGACTTGAGCGATAGCGTCGCTCTTGCTGATCTCACAAAGGCAAATCGTTCTATCCTTGACGACCTTAACTCACTTCGTTCACAAATGAAGAGAGTCATGGGTACGTCTGCATGGTCAGATGCGCTCGATGGTTCACAAGACCTTGCAGACATCTACGGAGCAATGCGTGCAACAGGAGTTGATGCATCATTCCAGGGTGACATCAGCTCAGTTGCTGATGCAAACATCGGTGGGGATCTCAACGTTGCATACGCTTCTGATCTCGCTGGTGCGGTCTCCATGGGATCAAGCCTCAGCGTTGTCGGTGCTGCAACTCTTCAATCAACACTTAACGTTCAAGGCGCAGCTGATTTCGATAGCAGCCTTCACGTTGATGGCGCCGCAGACGTTGATGGAAACTTCGACGTTGCCGGTACATCAGACCTTCACGGAAACGTCCGCGCTTACGCCGACCTCCGCGTTGACGGTGCAGCAGATCTCAATGGAAGCCTCGACGTAGCAGGTGCAGTTGACCTTGCTGCTTCAGGGCTTGCAACAACAGTTCGTGGCTCTCTCTCTGTCACACAAGCTGCTTCTCTCTCTGATTCCCTCAGCGTCGATGGAGCGTCCACGCTCACCGGCGCGGTCGAAATGGCTTCAACACTCGACGTTACAGGAAAGGCAACGTTCGATGCCGAAGTTCAGATCGTCGGCCTTGCAAACCTCGACGGCAACCTCGAAGTTGCTGGAGATTCTGATCTCACTGGTGATCTTTCTGTTGCAGGTGTCGCAGACTTCAATGGCAACGTAACTGCAAACAAGATCAGCATTGATGGCGACACAGCACAACGTCTCTACATCGTTGACTCAGACGGTTCAATGAAGGATGAAGCAAAGCTTGTCTTCGACGGATCTAAGCTCGCAGTTGACGGAGATATTGACGCTTCTGGTACTGTGATGGCAGCATCCATGAAGATTGATGGAGACGTTTCACAACGCCTCTACATCGTTGACTCAGATGGATCTATCAAGGACGAATCAAAACTCACCTTTGACGGATCTGAACTCGCTGTTGATGGTGCATTTAGCACAACCGGTGCAGCAACCTTCTCTGACGATGCGTCAGTTGCAGGTGCTCTCACAGTCACAGGTGATGCAACATTGGCCTCTGACCTCGCTGTCATGGGTGACGCTGCAATCACTTCTAACCTTTCAGTTGCTGGTAACTCCGTCCTCGAAGGATCACTCATTGTCACCGGTTCCGTTGACATGAACTCCTCACTCAATGTCGATGGTGCAGCCACCATGGCTTCAACACTCGATGTAACTGGTGCGGTTGATTTCTCTTCAACTCTTGATGTCGCAGGAAAGGCAACTCTTGCAGGAGCACTTGAACTCACAGGTAATGCTGATTTCAACGGTTCACTTGATGTTGCAATGGCCTCAGATCTCCACGGAGATGTGCATGCATACAGCGACCTCATCGTTGACGGAGATGCAGATCTCAACGGTGCTCTCGACGTTGCAATGGCATCTGACCTTCACGGTGCAGTCCATGCATACAGCACACTTGCTGTTGATGGTGCAGTTGATCTCAACAGCACACTTGATGTCGATGGTGCGGTTTCTTTCGCAAGCACCCTCTCCGTTGTCGGTGCATCTACCTTCGCTGCAATTTCTGCAACAGACGGTACATTTAGCGGCGACGTAGGAGCAGTTGATGGAAACTTCTCAGGAGCACTTGATGTTTCTGGAAATGCATCCATCGGTGGCACACTTAGCGCAGGAAACACCTCTATTGCTGAACTCACCACAAGCGGAACGTCTTCCTTCGGAAACAACGTTTCAATTTCTGGCGATCTCAGCATGACAGGTGCAGCAAGCATCACCGGAGACATCTCTGCTGATGATGCTCAGTTTGCAACACTCGCAGTTGGTGGTGGATACGGAGCATCTGGTCTTTCCATCAGCTCCAGCGGCGACCTTCAAATGGACGGTAATGCAACAATTGCTGGTGATATCTCAGCGTCTGACGCAACATTTGCGTCACTTAACGTCACCGGTGATGCGGTTGTCGTTGGTGACCTTCGCGTTCAAGGTGCAATGACATACATCGAGACCCAAAACCTCCAGGTTAAGGACGCATTCATCCACATCGCAACCGGTTCTGCTGGTTCTGATGACAAGGGTATCGTGCTCCACTCCGGTGGCGGATACGACGATCTTGTCCTCGGACAGAACTCACATGACGGAGAATTTATCTTCGCCAAGCTCGATGTTGAAGGAAACGTTGACAGCGATAACGCAATTGAACTTGGCGGTGCTGCACTTGCACCAGCATGGATGTCACAAGCCAAGATCGGTGCTGACCAAGGTTCAATGGTCGGTTCTATCGCCAAGGATGGATCTGACTTCTCTGTTAAGGCAGAAGCCGGTGCTGAACTCAAGCTCGTTGCCCTTGGCGATGAAGCTTTCAGCCTCGCAGCTGACGGTGAGCAAGCAGCATTTGAGGCCCAGTTCGGTGCGGTCTCTCTCGTCTCTGCAATCATCTCTGCGGCATCAGGTGGTAACTTCAAGCAAGACGCCATCATGCCAGGAGTTGTTGCAGCAGGATCTGACATCGACTTCTCTTCAGTCGGATCACTCCGCTCGGCATCGATCGCTTCAGATGCAGCGAAGAAGATTGCAATGGATGTTTACCTCAACGGCGTGCGCCTTGCGTTCGGCGAAGACTACAGCATCCAAAGCGTTGACAACATCCGTCTCATCGGCTTCGACACAGTTGCAGATGATCGCCTCATGATTGTCATCCACAACGCAGCATGAATTTAACCTTAAAGGTTAAATTCTACGGTTAAGACTGACTAGCCGGGGGCCCAGAGAGAAATCTCTGGGCCCTTTTATTTTTATAAAAATTTTTATGGTAAAAAACTAAAGCAATTTAAATAGATAAAAACATGAGTGAAGGAAATCAATCAGACTTTGGTTCTATGGTGTCGGCAAGGGTAAAGCTTTTTGTGGAGTTGATCAATGATAAAAATAGCCAACTCAACACTATGATCGAAAACCTAAAAAGACTAGATGGTTACGCTTTAGGTTCAAAAGAATCAATCGATAAGATAGAAAAACACATTAAACAACAAAAAAGTGAATTGGCAAGCTTAGTAGAACAGAATAAAATTCCTAAAGAAGTAGCAACACTAATAGAGTCTGTTCTAAACAACATGATGTTATTTGCAAAAAACGTCTCTTTGGATGCTGAAAGACTTTTTTATTCAAAACAAGGTGAAATGGTCTTTCTAAAGAGTGATATAGAGAAACTTGTGAAACTCAAAGCAAGCCATGAAAGTGCTCTAAGTAAGAAACAAGAAGAGAAAGCTCAGCAAGAAAAAACAGTTGTACCGGAAACAAAAGAAAACAAACAAAAAACAAGGCCTGACAAAAACCCAAACACAAAGATCGGTAAAGCTGCAATTGATATTGCAGAAAGAAAGAAAAAGATCCTTGAAACAGTAAAAGAAATAAAAGAAGGATCCGGTAAAAGAGGAAGAAAACCAAAAAACGTTTAAGTTTTAAATCGCCTTAGTGTATGTTACTAATATTTTTGAATCCACAACTGGTGGGTAATTAAATGTAATTGTTTTATCATTTAATTGATAATCAGCATCATTTTCTTTTTCTTGTAAAACACCATTGACGAACACAAGTATTTTATTCTCTAATGGTGTGTTTTCAATCGTAAAGTTTACGTTCATTCCATCAATATTTCCTGATGGTGTTTCATTCCAAACTATTTGGTTATTAACGCTGTTTTGTAGAGTGTTTACAATGCTAGATAAACCTGCAACTGTGTTCATTGTTGCCTGGGCTGCGTTCATTGTTTCCTGAATTGTATTCATTTCTTCTTCTTCTGCCATGTAGATCAATCGAGGTCTTGGCCTAAAATATGAATAGGCCTTTCTTGATCTCGATACATCTCTTGTTCTTACAGCCATATTATCTAAAGATTAATTATGGCATTACTAACAATTAGGTTCTGTTATATGATTTTGTATGCCTCAAAGTGCATTCCATCAGGTCTTTTTGGAAACCATCCTCCCCAATAAAAACCATGATCATATGCAATTTCAACTAATTCACGAACTGAACCAGTCTCTCCCCTGAGAGCAGGCTGTGCACCAAGTTGGTTCCATTGAACGTTGATATCAAATGCTGTTGCCCAAGCATGATTTGAAAGGATCGTTCTAGAACCTCTAATGTATCGTGGTGACCATGTACCACCCCACGACATGATCAAGTAAGTTAATCCTGCATCATTCCAGGCTTTAAATAAATCTAAAAATTGTTGAGAAATTGCAGTATGAATAGAAACCATACCAGATTTTGAAAAACCAGCAACGCTGGTAAGGTGAGGTAAACTTACGTTAACAATTGATTTTGTTATCCAGTTATCAGTGATTGTGATTGCCTCTGGATTTGCATACGTTGGAGAAGAAACGTATGAAAACTTACCAAAAAGCTTTTCTCTGTCAAGAAAACTTAGTGATCCTCCTTGAGGTTTTTGCGGCCAGCTTGGCCCATTTACATCTAATGTAGGATCATCCATCAAGGGATAACCCATTTGTAATGCAACTGAAAGAGTTTTCAATCCTACGATACCGTCGGAAACAAGTCCCTTTTTACTTTGAAATGATTTTGTTTCATTTTCAGTATAAAGATCAAATGTGCCATTAACAACTATTGAACTATTTGTTGACAATCCTCTTAAAAACGTTTGCCATCGTTCAACATCATCACCGGTTGAACCTCTTTTTAAAATCTGTAACATTTTAAACCTCAAAAAGTCATCAACATCTGTACTGCTGTCTTAACTCTTTCACGAAGTTCTTCAGGAAGTGCAGACAAAAGAACATATGTTTCTGGTTTATATGCGCCCTCGATTGGACCATTTGTAGTTTCCATAGAATTTTTATTAACTGCGACTGTGAGTGCGAGGGGAGGTGCACCTACCCTGACATGAACCATTGGTTGGTATAAGTCTACTTTTTGCATTATCATCCTTTTAGAACTTCATTTGAATTATTTAATGCTTCATTAAGAATTGAAAACTTTTCTTTCAAAGATTGAAGTGAAGTTTCTAAATAAAATGTGTCAATTCCTCTATGCTTGCACTCAACAATTTTATTTTCTAATTCTAGAATCTGAAGCAATAATGTTTCTGTTGTCGCTGACATGTATCGTATTTTATTTTATATGATAAAGGTTGTTTAAACTTTAGCAGCGATCTTTATCATTGCATCGATGTCGGTTATGGTTTTTTCCAATTTTGCTTCCAACGGTAATATTGCTATTGGAACAATTCCAGAACCGTTTATTCCGTTCATTCTCCATGTTCTTACAACATTTAGCAATTCATCAAGATCATTTCTTGATTTTAAAAGTGTTGTTATAAGAACATTTGTTTTTTTTATGATTTGTGCCACTGTAATACCTTAGTATAGGTATTTGTTTTTTCAACTACAATGGCACAAAATCAATTGTATTTATACCCAGTTAATGACTCTATAGACGTAGTTTTTGTTTCCAAAAACATTCATCCAATCTTGACTGGTTTGCTCGATATCAAAATAGTGCCAAAGCCTATCCTGACCTTGCCCAGTAGCAACCTGCAATTCACGATCATGAACAGCTAAGTAAGTTATGGGACCAACTACATCTTTTCCAACCATCAGAAAAGTATCAACTTCACCTGTCTCATTAATAACCTTTTTAAACGAAAGAACAACATCATCCCCAGATTCGCCAACAGAAGAGTTATTTACATGTCCACGAACTTTTTGCAGGTTACAAAGTACGTTTGGTTCAATATCACTATCAACCTTCATTGAATCAGAAAACGTTTTTACTCCATAAGGTTCATCTTCACTTAAGATAAACTCTTCAAAATCTTGAATCAGATCATGGATGTTATCAACAACAGGATAGTGTTTGTCATATGACATCAATGAATCGTAATGACTTAGTACCTTAATCAGTGACAGTGCTTCACGCTTGGTAATTTGCATTTTTTTAGATTCTCCTATAAAAATAAAAAGAAAAGGAGACCTAAAAGATCTCCTTTTCAAGTTAAGATTTAAGTAAAGTAAATCAGCGGCGAGGCTTACCAGTGAAGGTATAATGGCTACGAAGCAGACGGTAGAGGGTTCGAGCCTCGCGGCCTGTAAACTCAACCGTTCCCTCCTGAAGGTCGATGAAAAGGCGAGTTGAATCATTCCTCTCATCGGTGCTCAGTGCTGCATTGAAACCATAATCCCTGCGTGCTGTCTCCGTGCGAAGCTTTCCTGTACGATCAACTCGGCTACGAATGATTGCGTTCTTGTTCGTTGTAACTGTATGGTTCTTCTTGCTCTTAGACATTTTATTTCTCCAACTATTCATCGGCTTTGTTGTTTTGCCGAATGATTAAAGGATACTCAGGTTCTGATGTTGTGTACAAGAAGTTAATTTGTTTATGATTTTATCAACCGCCAGGTTTTGTTTTCATCAAATTCGATGTTGCTTCTTTACCCGCCCGTCCACTTCTCACGAATACATCATCAAGCTCAATTCGTGGATTCATCGCACTCATAATTTCTTTTTCTATCTTGTCTTTAAAAGCAGTGATGTTACCCTGTAACTCATTTGACATCTTCACGCCAGGTTTATACCCATATACCTGAAACAAATTAGCAAGTTTGTCAAGGTTTTTATTGTCAGAAGATCCAGCCAACAATCCAGCAAGTTTTTCCAAAACGTTTTGAACTATCACCCTGTCTGGTGACGCCGTACCCGAGCGCCCTCTTAGTGTAATTTTTGAAGCATCTAAAAGCTTGATATGAAATTTTTGTCTAAGAAGTTTTTTAACAAAATCGGGGACTTCACCTCTACTATTTTTTATACTTCTTGAAAAAAATTCTTCGGTGCTGATTATAAAGTCTTCTTCTGGCATCAACCTTGAAGTTGATGCATACGCTTTTGCAGTTCTATTGATGAATTCAAATATTTTTTTACCATTTCGTAAAATTTAACATCTTCTTCTAATGCAACCTGCTTATCAACACCGTAGTTCTTAAGCAATTTTACGATGTTATCTTGTGTCAAATAAGTAACGTTTCTCATTTCCTCTTCGGTAAGAATACATTCCCTTATTAGGCTTCTTAGATGTGAAACTTTTATCTTCATACGATAGATAACTATTACATAAAATGACTATGGGGTCAAATGACCCCATAAAAATATCTTTCTTTTTATTTAAAGTTTCCCTAGTCTTTATTTATTTGAATTAATTAAACCTACAACGGTGTTTGGAGAATTGCCAAACTCAGCGGTCTTATTACCATCACCCCTCGCAACAGCATAAACAGTTGCTGTAGACGCAAATGATGATACTTGGTCGGACGTCTTTGTAACATCATCAGCACCGGTGAGTGGATTGAACCCTATCCCGTTCTTTCCTCCCATCTTATTCGCGTAGCAGTGACCAAACCATCCATTCTTGATGCTTGCCCTCGGATCCATCACATAGGTCCAATTACACCCGTCTGGTGTGGCGTCGGGCCATGCATTGCCCTGCAATGGTGTGTGAGGCGTGTCACCATACGCTACGAAGGTAGTTGTCTGGTCAAGCTTCTCCGTAGGGCTCTCTGGATCAACCTGCTGGGACAGGTAGTTGTAGAAGCCATTTAGAGCCTTCCCAAGATGTTTTGTGGTATTTCTACCTTGGTTCATCAAGGTCATATTATCGAATGTAACGTGAGGGTCTGTGAAGGTCGTATCACTGGTCGGCCCAGGAGACAAGGCGACGATGGCTGTCTTGCTGAGGCCCAGTGAGAATGCCTTCGCGACGACGATTAACGTCCGACCAAACTCTTCGATTCCGTTCCGTTGAGCCGCCGTCATGTAGCTTGAGTTTGCCGTCATAGAATCGATGAGCTCCTGGACACCGAAGTCGATCAGGTCTTGAGTCGTCGGAGACAACTGCGAGGCAAAATTGAGACCGATGATCCTGGCAGCGTTCTTTGTCACAGACATCTGGGGCACCCATGTAGAACGATTTGAAGACTTCCTGAGACCCAACAAGGCCTTGTAGTAAGTCTCAAATAATTCTTGGTCCTCTTTGGTCGCTAGAGTGAACTTGCTCGCGGCAGAGTTGAAGAGGTCAATCATCCCATTCGAACTTGGAACTGTAGCGACTTCAGGGGCGCCGGGGGCTCGGCCGTATTTGACAGGATCGATGCCAAGAACAGGTACAATCGCACCAGAGCTTGTCGATCCTAGAGCGCCAAGGGCAGCTAGGAGAGATGAGTTTCCTGACAATGTAGTCGCCGAGACCGGAAACTCGGTGTGGGTCTCATCCTTACCGGACATGAAAGCAGTGACTGGATACTTTGGTGTTCCTGTGGCGTGGTCAAACCACGGAGCATCAGGACCATAAAAGAACGACCTGTCTCCACCCGACCAACCCTTCACACCGTTCGGCAACGCTGGTGCGGAAACACCTTTACCCCACGTGTAAGTTCCACGATAACCGTTGGATGGATTGTAACCATACTGAGAAGTGTAGAGGTACGAAGAAAAACCTCCAAAGTTTGAAGACAACCCTGAAACGTTGGCGTTCTGACATGCCTTCATCGCGACATCTGCGACAGGCCACAACTCTTGGAACCAGGCATAAACGCCGTTTGGAGATGGGACAATAAGAGACCTTCCGTACGTCGATCCTGCGGCCTCTGCAAGACCATTCCCACCTTCATCAGAAAGAAAGTTAAAAAGCCTAGATCTTTCAATCCCGACAGCGGCTGCGACTGCAGTCGTCATCTTCAAAAAAGTTCTACGCCTACCACCACGAAGTTCCTTGAGTTTCCAGTTTGCCATGTTGTTATTTTTCCTTTACTGACAGGTATGAGCAGCGCTAAGAAGAGTTGCGACAGCGATGTTACGCTTTTTGTTTAAGTCTGCCTGGTCACCAGGCTTTGCCTTCTGGACAAGAAGATTACAAAGAAGAACATGATCGTTAGTGGCAGGACGTCCAATGAGGCAACTGACCGTTTCTTCAATGCAACTTCCATCTGTGGGATCAAACATTGGTTTATTCTTTCCACCAAGCGTGCATGCAGGAGCCTTAACAGGATCACCAATATTGGCAATGATTTGTGGCGCAGACTGGACAAAGATGTCCATCAGCTTCATCGCACTTGCTGTGGTGTGCTCATCCTTCTCTGCAAGTCGAGAATCGAGCTTTGGGAAACCAAATGAATTTTTACTAGTGAAGTATAAAAAACCAGGAGTAGAAAGCTTTGAAACGCAATACCCGTCCTTTGCATCTGGAGAATTGTTCCCAACATCCAGACATGTTCTATTGATTTCATTCTGTTTATCGTCCTGGTTGCAGAAGCAAGTTTCATTTGCAGGACACAGAGGATCGTTGGTTGGTCCCGAGCCATTCGCTGCGGTGTCAGCCATTTCACATGAGTTTCCACTTCCACCGAACACTTGGCTCAAAGTTTGATTGGTCCCAAAGACGCTTACGGTTGCAGTCTTTAGATCAGACGACGCGTTGATTGGAACAGCTACTCCTCTGTTACGCAAAAAATTGCCCAACTGAACGTATGAAAGCTTGTGGCAACTATGCAACCTTGACGCAATTTCATCTGCCATCGGTGCATCATACTCGGGCAACATCGTCATTCCACCAACACCAGCTGAGGTGGCTGCGGTTTGCATCGAACCTCCTTCACCAGATGTTGAAGATACGGTGGAAACAACAGACACTACGCTTGAGCTTCCCGTACCTTCTTGTGGACAATCGGTTGGGTCTATGTCGGGTGCGGTGCTTCCACATGCCACAAAGAGCATGATTGTAAATGCAGTTAACAGAACAGTTTGAAGATTTTTCATTTTTTTTAAAACCTCACAAAATCATCTGATACCAGGATCGACCTGAATACCTTTTTCAGATTGTAACCGTTAGATTTAAATTGAACACTAAGCTTTGATAATGTGAGAAGTTCAGGATTTTGATCTTTCCTGTCTGGGAGGTTTACCCAGCTCCTTCCGCCGACCTCGGTGAGGTCAGCACGACCCATCGCATAGTTCCACATTCTTTTGACCGCACACTCGAGCACCTCATCATCCTTGGACATCTGTTGGCCAAGTTCGGTCAGGCTAGAAGCCGGTGCAGGTGTATCAACTCCATCAACCTTCATTGTCTTTTTCCAGGCCGTTGTGTTGTTACCCGAGTTAGGACACTTCGCCGGATCGATGCAGAGCCAATCGCTCATCTTTGCCTTTGGAGAGCCAGGAACAGGTACGAACACTGAATACTCTCCCTGAGCCGTCAACATTTGATAGACTCCTTTTGAATCAAATTGACTGAACAGTGGAGCTCGATGGTTCCAGGTTGAGTGACAGTTTGCGCAAACGTTGCTAGCGTTATACGCATGAAAATCGATTCGACCACCGTTACAGGTACCTGCGATCTCGTTCACTGGCCATTTGTTAGAATACCCGGGGATTGACTTTTGATCTGCGCAGGGTGGGTCTTGCGGCGGCATATCGGTTGGCTCTCCACCGGCCTGTTCGTTTCCATTTCGACACAGGAAAGTCTCGTGGAAGAAGCGATTTCGACGGAACGATAGGTTACCGAAGTAGAGACTGTGAATGCCTGGATCTGTCAGGACGCCAGAAGGCTTAACACTGGCAGGAAGGTTATTGCAAGAACCATCAACAAAGGTGTTGCTTGCAGGATTAAAAGTAGGACATGTATTA